TCCTGCACGGCCCCCTGCGCGGGGCGCCGATCCTCTCGACCGGGTTTGGCCTCAACGGGCGCTCGATGGCGGGAGCCTCCTACCTCAACGCCTCGCGGCAGATGATGCAGGCGCTGCGCATCGGCCGCGACGGCATCACCCTCGACTTCAACAAGATCCGGCACCTCCTCTCGCCCGACGAGTGGGCGCTGGTGCTGGACAGCACGAGGAAGGGGATCATCCACGAACAGACCGCCGACGAAATGGCGGCGGTGCGCGGCGGGGGCGAGGAGGCGATGAGCCCGCGCAAGCGTTTCGTGCGCCGGGTCTTCGACATCTGGAGCAGCAACGTCTCTGCCGCCGACCGCATGGTACGCGGCGCGATGCTGCTATCGGCCTACCGCACCGCCGGGCGCGAGGGCATGGACACCGTCAACCGCATCTGGGATCGCGGCGACGAGAACTGGAAGCAGGCGCCGATCAAGACCCCGGAGACCTGGGCGCAGTTCATGGTGGATAAGACTGTGGGTATCTGGGGCGACATCAACCGGATCCACGTGCTGCGCAACTGGTTTGGCTCGCTTGTCGGGCAGTTCAAAACTTACGAAATGGGGTATCTCAGTAACCTCCATCAGATGCTCACCAAGATGGGCCCGGAGGGGCGGGTGACCGCGGCCTTGATGCTCGGCGGCATGGGCATGCTGGGCGGCGCGATGGCGTTGCCGTTTAGCAAGGACATCGAGGACGCGGTACAGTGGATCGGCAACCAGATCAGTAGTCTGATGCCCAACCTCGATGGCGAACTGAAGAACGCGATGGATGCGATCTTCCCCGGCTACGGCGAGGCGTTCGCGCACGGGATCCGGCCGTTCGGCGTCGATCTGGGGTCGATCGGGTTTGGCGACCTCATCAGCCGCAACATGCAGTCGCCGCTGGACCTGGCGGGGGCGGCGATCTCGATGCCCTACAACGTCTTGCACTCCGCCTGGCAGCGCTACGAGAGCGGCCAGGGCGGGTGGACCGCGGCCTACGAGCTCATGCCCAACGCGGTGAAGCACTTCATGCAGGCGATGTACCCCGAAGCCGGGCCGCAGGAGACGGTTGCCGGATACCCCGGCCCGCCGACGCTCGCGGGGGCCGACGTCTACAAGAAGGCGCTCGGGTTTGAGCCGGAGAGCACCGCGCTCTATTACGAGAAGCGGCAGCAGGAGAACGCGCAGACCAGACGCTTCCACCAAGGCGTTGCGAATGCGGTGAACCGGATCGCCAACCTGCAGGCGCGCGGTGAGGATGATGCGGCAGACCAGGCGCGACAGGACGCCTACGCTCTCATCGAGCAGGGACGGCAGGCCAGAGTGTTCACGGCGAAGGAGATCCAGCAGTACCACACTGATCTGAAGAAGGCGCAGCGGGCGCGGCTCACGCCAGGGGCGCCGACGCCCACCCAGCGCCGCCAGGAAGCCCTCCAGGGACAGCCCTGATGGCGACCGAAGCCTCACGGATCACCCAGCAGCAAAAGCCGGTCATCATTGTCGATGCCGACTACGCGATCGGCTTTCGCGACTTTGCTTCGCTTCTGATCTTCCCCTACGCCGGGGTGTCGGTGAGCTTCCCGCCGGCGAACACCCTGCCATCCGGGTTCAGCGTCACCTTGAAGAACACCTCGGCGACCCAGCTGCCGGTCTCCTTCGGCTCGCCGATCGACGGCAACGGGTCGAACACCGTCGTCGAGCCCGGCGGCTCGATGGAGGTGCGCGGCGACAACAACAACTACTATTCGATCTCGACCATCCTGCCCGGGGCGGCGATGGGTCCGCCAGGCCCGACGGGGCCGACCGGCCCGGGGGCGACGGTCAGCGCCGGGACGACGACAACCCTCGCTCCGGGTCTGCCGGCCAACGTCGTCAACGCCGGGACCCAGACCGCGGCGATCTTCAACTTCTACATCCCGCAAGGCCCGACGGGCGCCGCAGGAGTGAACGGGCCGCAGGGTCCGACCGGCGCGGATGGTCTGCCTGGGACCGACGGGGCGGCGGCGACAATCGCGGTCGGCAGCACGGTCACCGGGGCACCGGGCACGCCCGCCGCCGTCGTCAATATCGGCTCGCCCAGTGCGGCGGTCTTCAGCTTCACCATCCCGGAAGGGCTGCAGGGCGTCCCGGGGGTGCAAGGCCCGACCGGGGCGACCGGACCGCCGGGCTCGAGCGTCACCATCGTCGGCTCGGTGCCGACCTCGGCCAACCTGCCGACGGGTCTTGGTCCGGCCAATGCCGGCGAGGGCTACATCGCCGAGGACACGGGTCACCTGTGGGTGTGGACCGGCACGTCATGGGTCGATGTCGGTCCGGTGCGCGGGCCGACGGGACCCACGGGACCAGTTGGACCACAAGGCCCGACCGGGGCCACGGGTGCGCCTGGTGCCGCGGGCAGCGAGGTCACGGTCAGCGCCACCGCGCCGCTGTCGCCCCAGGTCGGCGATCTGTGGTGGGACACCATCAGCGGGCAGCTTTTCGTCTGGTACACCGACCCGAACGGCTCGCAGTGGGTGATCGCCAATAGCGGGGGCGGTCAGGGGCCTCCGGGTCCGACCGGACCGCCAGGCCCGGGGGGTGGCGGTGGCGCCTCGGTCGTCGTCGGCCCCAGCCCGCCAGCATCGCCCAACGTCGGCGATCTCTGGTGGGATGACGTCGGAGGCCAGCTTTATATCTGGTACTCGGACCCGACGAGCTCGCAGTGGGTTGTCGCCAACCCCGGGATGATCGGCGCCACCGGGGCCACAGGGGCAACAGGAGCGACAGGTGCGGCTTCGACCGTGGCAGGCCCGACCGGGCCGACCGGCGCGCAGGGGCCGAACTGGCAGGTTGGCGCGGGTCTTTCGCTTAATACCGGCACCACGCCCAACACTGTCGCGATGACCTCACCCACGCCCGCGAGCATCCCAAAAGCCGGCATCACGGACGGCAGCGCCGCCGCTGCCGGTAACGTCGGCGAGCTACTAACGAACACCATTGGCGGTCCGGTTCAGATTACCGGGGATGCGGCATGGCAGAACATACTGACGATGTCTGTTACCCCAGGCTGCTGGCTCATCTGGGCGACCGGCTACATCAGTATGCAATATGCCGCCCCTCTGGGCGCGGCTTACAATGTCGGCCTCGGCGTCTACTTGCCCGGCGAAAGTATAGGCGGCTTAACCGGCATTGCGAATTGGAACGTATGGTCTAGCTCTGAGACCATACAGGGCTATGGCGGCCCAACTCCCATCCGTGTCTTTAACACCACCACCACTCAAACAATCACCTTGGCGGCGGAAGCCAACGCCTCGGGCGTCAACAAATATGTGACCGCCGCCATGATTTTGGCGCAACGGATACGCTGATGGCGACGATCGGCCTCTGCATGATCGTCAAGGACGAGGCGCCCAGGATCGAGCGCTGTCTGGACAGCACCTTGGGCCTTGTCGACTACTACTGCATCAGCGACACCGGCTCCTGCGACGAGACCAAGGAGATCATCACCCGCTGGCTCGACCGCCATCACCTGGTCGGCGAGATCGAGGACCAGCCGTGGCAGGACTTCGCCTACAACCGAACGGTCGTTCTGAAGCAACTGAGCCGGCACCCGGACATCGACTACGCGCTGATGCTCGACGCCGACGACATCCTGGTCTACGAGCGCGGGTTTGTCGGGTGGATGTTCAAGCGCAACCTCGTCGCCGACGTCTACCACGTGATGATCCGCCACGGCACGCTGAAGCATGCCCGCGCCCAGATCTGTAGGAATGACGGGCGATTTTATTATCGCGGGGTGGTTCACGAGTTTCTCGTCGGCCCGGAGGGGACCACCGGCGCCGCGGCGCAGGGGCTCTTTATCGTTGCGGGAACGACGGGGGCGCGCAGCAGCGATCCAGAAAAGTATCGCAAGGACGCGCTCTTGCTGGAAGAAGCTCTCGCCGATAATCCCGACGAGTACCTGCGCCGGCGCTACACCTTCTACCTGGGCAATAGCTGGCGCGACGCCGGGGAGCCGTCGCGGGCGCTGACCGCTTACGAGGCTCGCGCCCAGCTTGGCGGTTGGGCAGACGAGGTGGCGCTGAGTATACTTCGCGCTGGGCAGGCAATGATTGCGCTGGGGTGGGGCAACAGTGAGGTGATCGGGCAGTTTCTCGCGGCCTATGAGGCGTGTCCGTGGCGGGCCGAAGCCCTCCACGCCGCCGCGCGCTATTGCCGTGAGACCGGCAAGTTCCACCAGGGCTACCTCATCGCCCGCCACGGCACCACGATCAAGGAGCCGGCGGACGGGCTCTTCCTCGAGCCGTGGATCTACCGTTATGGGATGCTCGACGAGCTCTCGGTGGCGGCTTACTGGACGGGGCGCTACGGCGAGTGCCTGACGGCCTGCGAGCAATTGTTGGCCGACGGCATCCACCCCGACCGCGAGCGGATCGCGCGCAATCTGGGGTTCGCCCGGGAGAAGCTCAGTGTCGGGTCTTGATTTTCCCGATGCACCGACGCCAGGCCAGAAGTTCTCTGGCGCCGGCAGCATGTGGGAATGGGACGGCGTCAAATGGGAGAGCATCAACGCCGCGCCACCGCCGGGGGCGACCGGGCCGACAGGTGCCACCGGCGCCACCGGGGCGACGGGTCCCGGCGGGGGTGCCACCGGCCCCACCGGCCCGACAGGGGTAGCGGGCGCCACAGGAGCCACAGGAGCCACAGGAGCGACCGGGGCTGGTGCTGCAGGCCCCACCGGCCCTACAGGCGCCACAGGGGCTCCAGGCGCGGCCGGAGCCACAGGGGCTGCGGGTTCGACCGGCGCTACGGGTGCGACCGGTGCCGACAGCGCGGTGCCGGGTCCGCCCGGTCCTACCGGCCCGACCGGGGCGGCGGGTCAATCCGCCAATGTGTTCGACTATCGGTTCTCGACATCGACGGCGCCGCCGGTATCGGCCGGCTATGTCGAGCTCGACAACGCCACCCCGACACTGGTGGCGACGGTCAACATCGCCGACACGTCGGGCGATAACATCGACATCACCCGCATGCTGGCACTGATTGTCGCCGGCAATACGATCGTCCTGCAGAACAACACCAATTCCGCCCAGTTCATGGACTTCACGGTCACCGGTCCCTCGGTGATGCAGACCGGCTACGCCGCGGTGCCGGTCACCTACAAGAATGCCGGCGGGGCGGCGTTCAACAACAACCTGCAGATCGTTGTCGGCCTGGTGAGCCAGGGTCAGCCGGGCGCCACGGGTCCGACCGGTGCGACCGGGGCGACAGGCGGCACGGGCGCACAGGGTGTGGCTGGTCCTACGGGGCCGACAGGAGCCACGGGGGCCGCGTCCGTTGTTCCTGGTCCGACGGGTCCGACGGGCGCCACCGGCGCTACCGGCAATACGGGGGCGCAGGGTATCGCCGGCCCGACAGGACCGACCGGCGCCACGGGTGCGGCTTCGATTGTACCGGGTCCTACAGGCCCCACTGGTGCCACTGGCAATACCGGAGCCCAAGGGATCGCCGGGCCGACCGGACCGACCGGGGCGACCGGCAACACCGGAGCCCAAGGCATCGCTGGTCCGACCGGCCCCACAGGTAATACGGGCGCTCAAGGCATTGCCGGTCCGACCGGCCCCACGGGCAACACCGGCGCTCAAGGCATACCGGGCGTTGCAGGGCCGACCGGGCCTACGGGTGCGACGGGTGCCGCCTCGACGGTGCCGGGGCCAGTGGGTCCCACGGGTCCTACCGGAGCCACAGGGAACACCGGGGCACAGGGCGCGATCGGCCCGACCGGCCCCACCGGGGCGACGGGCGCAGCGTCCACCGTGCCGGGTCCAATTGGCCCGACGGGGCCGACCGGCGCCACGGGCAATACGGGTGCTCAAGGAGCGGTCGGTCCCACGGGCGCTACCGGGCCGACCGGCGCGCAGGGCAATGTCGGTCCCATCGGCCCCACGGGTCCGACTGGAGCCACCGGCAACACGGGCGCCGTCGGCGCTGTCGGTCCTACTGGGCCAACCGGGGCCACCGGCAACACCGGAGCTCAAGGCGCTGTCGGCCCCACTGGTCCGACCGGAGCGACCGGCCCGACGGGCGCGGCTTCGACCGTCGCCGGCCCCACGGGTTCCACCGGGGCTACAGGCGCCACCGGCGCGACCGGCCCGACCGGCGGCACGGGAGGGTTCAGTAATCAGATCACGATCGCCGCAGCGCCGCCGACCAGCCCTACGCCCAACCCGGGCGATCTGTGGTGGGACGACATCGGCGGCCAGCTGTACGTCTACTATACCGACGCCAACTCCTCGCAGTGGGTCGTCGCCGTCACCGGCTCGGTCGGACCGCAGGGCCCGAACTGGCTGGTCGGCACCGGGCTCACGCTCGACACCACCACCTCGCCTAGCACGATCGATCTGACCACCCCGGTCACGGTGGCGAACGGCGGCACCAATGCGACGAGCGCGCCGGCGGCGCTGGTCAGCCTGGGGGCGGCGCCGATCGCCAGCCCGACCTTTACCGGCACGGTCACGCTGCCGACCGCGACCGGGGTCACCCCGGCGACCACGGACAACTCGGTCAACCTGGCGACGACGGCGTTCGTCAAGAGCGTTGCCGGTGCCTACTTGCCGCTGGCAGGCGGCACCGTTACGGGCGGGCTGACCGTCAACGGCGCAATCACCGCCAATGCCGGGATGGCGATCTACGGCGGCAGCTTTTACAACGGCTACAACAACGGCTGGCTCTATTTCAACGGCTCGCTGCGGGTCTACAACCTGCAGTCGGAGAACGATGTCAACGCCTTCGGCTCGCTCTACTGCGGCAACGCTGCAGCCCGCTGGTATTGGAACGGCTACATGCGGACCGACCAGAGCCTGAGTTGCTACGACTTCGTCTCGAGCAACAACGTCAACGCCGCCGGCTCGCTCTTCTGTGGCGGCTGTCAGATTTACAACAACGGCGGCTGGACCTACTCGCCGCAGGGCTATCACGGCGGCGGCAACGGCATCTATTCGGACGGCAACGTCTATGCCCAAGGCGCGGTCTATGTGAATTACAACAGCGGGCTTTATTGGTCGAACAACGGCGGCTGGATGTACTGCCCGGTCGGCGTCTGGTGCGCCAACATCAACACCGGCTCGATCCAGGTGAACGGCAACAACATCAACGGCTGTAACAATCTCTACTGCAACGGCACCGCCTATGGCGGTTGGGGCGCTCAGTATAATTGGAACAACGGCTATTGGGTTGCCTTCAACCTCAGCGATCTCCTTTACTGCTACAACAACGAGGGCTTAGCGGGCGGCGTCTACTGGACCTATTGCGATGAGCGGTTGAAGTGGAACTTCGGCGCTGTCGAGCGCGACTGCCTGGCCGCCATCGACGCCATCGAGCTTCGCAAATTTGATTTTAGCGAAGGATTTCCGCCGCAGCGCCGGGTCAATCCCGAGGAAACGCGGCCCGAGTTCTTCCAATGGGAGGACTTGCCACGGAAGGTCAAACATATCGAGACCGGGTTTATCGCTCAGCAGTTACGCGAGCTCATCCCCGAAGCGGTTCCCGATCCGCCCGAGGAGGGCGCTTTTCTGAGCGTCGATATGCGCCCCCTGGTGGCAACCCTGATCGGGGCCGTGCAGCAGCTTTCTGCCCAGGTCGCTGAATTGAAGGATCAACGGAGGAACTTCGCATGACCAACTACGCCGACGTACCGCAGACCAACGTGCTCTACGGCGAGCTTGAGCGCACCCAGCAGGCGCTCAGCAACATCAACGCCGGGGCCGCGCTCTACAGCTTTGTCGTCGGGGCGCCGCCAACGCCGACCGGACTGCAACCGGTCTCGCCAACCGCAGCGCCGCCGCAGGCAATGCCGGTGACGATCACCCTCGACGTGCCGCCCTCGGCGGCGCTGATGAGCGATCTGACGGCGTGGCTGACCCAAAGGGTAACCGATCTTTCCAATCAGCTTGCCGCGCTCGGCGTGCCCGACGCGCCCTCCACTCCCCCCGCCAGAAAGGCAGCGTGATGACACCGCAGATGCAGCCGCAACAGGTGCCGGTCGACCAGAAGATCAGCGTCACCCTCACGGCGGGGATGTGGTCGGAGATTATGAACGTCCTTCAGACCGCGCCGATCTCCTGGCAGCGCGCCCACCCGCTCGTCCAGGCGCTGAGCGAGCAGTTCGGGATCGCGACGCAGCAGCAAGAGACGCAGCCGCTGCCCAACGGCCACGATCCCGTCATCCCGCCCATGCAGTAGAGCTCGCCGATGCCGCCGCTCGACTTCCCCGGTCCGCCCCTCACTGTCGGCCAGATCTATAGCGACTGGCAGTGGGACGGTGCGAAGTGGGTGAGCGCCGAGGCCGGCAGCAGCGTCACCATCGGCGCGACGCCACCGACCAGCCCGGCCCCGGCGGCCGGCAATCTGTGGTGGGATGACGTCGGCGGGCAGATGTATATTTACTACTCCGACCCGAACGGCAACCAATGGGTGGCGGTCAGCAACCAGCCCGGGGGCGCCGGACCGCCGGGGCCGCAAGGACCGGCTTCCAACGTCATCATCAGCGACACGCCGCCGGCGAACCCGGTCGCGGGCCAGTTGTGGTGGGACAGCACCGTCGGCCAGTTCTTCATCTGGTTTGTCGACCCCAACGGCGGGCAGTGGGTGGTGGCGTCGCAGCAGGGTGCGGCGGGGCAGAACTGGCAGGTCGGCAGCGGCCTGGCGCTTAATCCCGCGACGTCGCCGCCGACCATCGCGATGGCTTCGCCGATCCCGACGAGCATCCCCAAGGCTGGCGTCATCGATGGCAGCAATGCCGCGGCGGGGAACGTCGGGGAGTATCTAACTGTAACTCCCGCGAGTATCTCTTTAACCTCAAATGTGGTCGCTAACGCAGCAAGTCTGACACTAAGTCCAGGCGACTGGGATTGCGGTGGCTGGATCAATTTCACCGCTGCCGCCGGCGCTTCGCCGACAATATTACAGGGTTCGCTGAGCACAACCAGCGCCACTGAGACGGGCAACATGAGCTACGTCGTGTTGTCGTCTAGTGGGTTTGGTGGCTATATGGGATTTCCGTTGGGCACAATTCGCTTCAACGTCTCCGTATCAACGACCATCTACAATGTCGCCCAGGCTCTGTTTGCCAGCGGCACCATGACAGTCCAGGGCGCGATCTGGGCGCGGCGGGCCCGCTGATGATCGACTTCCCCGCCAATCCCACCACCGGACAGGTGTTCTCCGCCGGGAACTACGCCTGGCAGTTTGACGGCGTGCATTGGGTCTCGATGGCGCCGCTGAACCCGGCATCCAACCCCAACAAGCTCATCAACCCGTTCCTCGAGATCGACCAGGCCAATGAGGGGGCGGCCGTCGCTCTGACAACTTCCTCTACTAAATACACCGCCGATGGGTTCCAGGCCGGCTACGTCAACACCACAGCGCCCAGTGGAATAGTTACTCGTGACACTAACACTCCACCTCCCGGTTACGGGTACTCCATTGTCTTGCAAACCAATGTCCCCATTGCGACGGTGGGCGTTGGCGACTGGATGGCTATGGCTCAGGTGATAGAAGCAGATGACCTGTATGACACAGCCCAAGGCACAGTTAATGCCCGGCCACTAACACTGTCATTCTGGTTCTTGGCTACAATAGCCGGAACTTATTATGTGTCTATCCACAACCAGCCAACCACGGTAAGCTATATTGCTCCTTTTGCCATCGCGACAGCCAATGTCTGGCAGTTCTTTACTATAACTATCCCCGGCAACACTGCCGCAGCATGGTCTCTGAACGGAAATGGACCAGGCGCTCTTGTCTATTGGGTGCTGGCGGCAGGGACAAACCGCCAGGCCCCCACCCTCAATAACTGGGTAGCAGGCAACTTCTTAGCCGGTCCCGGTATGAACAACGCCATTATGACAACAGCCAATGCCTACGGCCGCCTAGGTCCCTGCAAGCTCGAGGTCGGCAGCGTCGCCACCCCCATGCTCCGCCGGTCCATCCAGGAGGAGTTGAGCCGGTGTCAGCGGTACTATGAGAAGAGCTACGATGTCGGGACGGCAGTAGGGACGGCTACAGGGGCAAATACGGGTTGGTTTATTGTCTTTATGAACAACCTCACTGCTGCGGGGAGGAGTGCAGGCGGCTCTACATCCTTCAAAGTAACCAAGCGCGCCTCTCCCACAATCACAATGTACTCAGGTGTAACTGGCGCTGCTGGTGTTTTGAGGGATGAATATGCCACCACAGACGTAACGGCTAACCTAAACGCTCACAACAGCAATCTGTTTGGAGTATATGGCACCACTACTTACAGCGGGGCTGTCCAGTTCAACGCGCACTGGGTCGCGGACGCGAGGCTCTGATGAACGACATCGCGCCGCGCGCCGGCACCCCGCTCGACTTCCCGGCCAACCCGACGGCCGGCCAGCAATACATCGTCGGCACCACGATCTGGACGTGGGACGGCGCCAAATGGGAGGCGACGGGTGGCGGCGGCTCGGCCTCGATCACCGTCGGCGACACGCCGCCTTCCTCGCCCCAGCCGGGTGCGCTGTGGTGGGATAGCGTCGGCGGGCAACTCTATCTCTATTACGCGGACCCGAACTCCAACGAGTGGGTGCCGGCGACCAACAACCCGGGCTCGGTCCTGACACCGCTGCCGGTTTCCCAAGGCGGCACCGGCTCGACGACGGCGCCCGCGGCCCTGACCGCGCTGGGGGCGGCGAGCGCGACGAGCGTTGCCGCGCTCGCCAACAATGTCGCGGCGCTCGCCAACCCGAACAAATTGCTGAACCCGTTTTGCGAGATCGACCAGGCCAATGAGGGCGCCGCCACGACCGCCAGCGGTGCCTATATCGTGGATGGCTTCCTTTATGGCTTTACCACCACTGGCGGCGCAATCACCCGACAGCGCAACGCGACCGGCGGTCCTCTTGGTTATCCCTACAATATCTCAGCCACGGTCACGACCGCCGCCACCTCTGTCGCGGCTGGCGATTATTACGAAATGCAGCAACGCCTTGAAGGAGACGAGCTCTACGATACGCTGTGGGGAACCACGCAAGCGAAGCCGGTTACCCTTAGCTTCTGGGTTCTGTGTTCGATAGCTGGCACCTATTCGGTAACAATTATTAATTACGCCGGCAACCGCTCTTTCGTTGCGCCTTATACGATCTCAGTCGCCAACACTTGGCAGTTGGTTACGATCACCGTCCCTGGCGATACAGTCGGCACCTGGGTAACTAGTGGCAACGCGTTGGCTTTGTATCTGGGTTTTTGGCAAGCGGTCGGCACGACTTACCAGACGCCCACCGGCAACACGTGGCTTGCCGGTCAGTTCTTTGCGACGACGGGCATCACCAACACCTGGGCGACCACGGCCGGCGCGGTCTTCCGGCTCGGCCCCTGCAAGCTCGAGGTCGGGCCGATCGCCACGCCGATGCTGCGCAACTCGATCGCCCAGGAATTGATCCGTTGTCAGCGGCACTATGAGAAGAGCTATGACATCGGGACGGCCGTTGGGACGGTAGTGAATAATGGCATGATTTATCTGACAGTAAATGCCGCGGGACTAGCTGCCCAGGTTGCTGGGCGTGCGTCCTTTGCTGTCATAAAGAGAGCAGTTCCTACAATAACGGGATACTCGCCTTCGACCGGTGCGGCGGGCAAGGCGCGCGACTACACAAATGTTGTAGATCTTACTGTTAATCCGTTTGGTGTAGGTCTTGGTGGCCTTAACCTATATGTCGCGATAGGCGCGGCTGGAGGCACTCCGAACGTATCCTACCACTGGGTCGCGGACGCGAGGCTGTAAGGGATGGCGATCGACTTTCCCAACAGCCCGACCACCGGACAGCAGTTTGTCAGCGGCACGACCGTGTGGCAGTGGGACGGCACGAAGTGGGAAGCGGTCTCGCCTGGCCCGCCGATCACGATCTCGGACACGCCGCCCGCCACCCCGCGGGTCGGCGCTCTCTGGTGGGACAGCACCGGGGCGCAACTCTACATTTACTATGCGGACCCGACGTCGTCGCAGTGGGTCCCGGTCACCAACGAGCCCGGCGCGCAGGGCCCGACCGGGCCGCAGGGGCCGGGCAGCGGCTACAACAAGCTGATGAACGGCTTTCTCGAGATCGACCAGGTCAACGGCGGCGCGGCGGTGGCGACGAATAACGCGGGCTCGGTCGACGGCTGGCGCAATGAGTTCAATACGGGCGTGCTGACGATGCAGCGCGTCGTCGACGCGCCACCCGGCTACACCTACAGTGTGCGCGCCACGGTGACGACGGCCGGCACCGTCGCCGCCGGCAACTTCATGCTTTTCCAGTACGGGATCGAGGCCGACGACCTCTATGACACGCTCTACGGCTCGGCAGCGGCGCTGCCGCTGACCCTGTCCTTCTGGTGCAAAGCCTCGTTGACCGGGATCTACGGCGGCGCGATCCGCAGCGGCCCAACGCCGTTCCGCAGTTATCCGTTTCCGATCGTCATCAACACCGCCAATACCTGGCAACTCGTCAACCTGACCATCCCCGGCGACGCGCTCGTCGGCTCGACCTGGGTCAATTACGGCAACGCCCTCGGCGCCTACCTCTTTATCACGCTGGGCAGCGGCAGCACCTATGCGGGAACCCCTAACACCTGGCAGACGGCCAATCTCCTCGGGCCGAGCACGATGACGAACTCGATCATCACCACGGCCGGTGCGACCTTCAGCCTGGGTCCGATCAAGCTCGAGCTCGGCCAACTGGCGACGCCGATGGTGCGCTCGTCGATGCAGGAGGAGCTCGCGCGCTGCATGCGTTACTACCAGACGCGCAGCGTTATCCAAGGCATCATGTGGCAGGCCAACCCTGGTGATACCTACCGGAACTATACAACGGTATTCCCGGTGCCCATGCGCGCCGCCCCGACGATGACGTTCAACGGCGGAACGGCGGGATGGGCGATCGCTGGCATGGATGTTAACGGGTTTGGCGGCAACAACAATCTCGGCAACACGACGGGGGTCGCGTCGATGCCGAACTATGTCGCGGACGCGCGGCTATGATCGACTTCCCCAACAGCCCCAGCCTCGGCCAGCAGTTCCTCTCCGGGGGGATGGTGTGGCAATGGGACGGGGCGAAGTGGTTCGCGATCAACAACGCGGCCAACGTCGTCGCCAGCGCGATCCCGCCGGCGAACCCGCAAGTGGGGAACCTGTGGTGGGACGTCAACGGCGGCCAGCTGTATATCTGGTACAACGACGGGACCTCGGCCCAGTGGGTCGTCGCCAACACCACGGCGGGATCGCCCAGTTGGCAGATCGGGCCGGGCCTGGCGCTCAACACCGGGACCACACCCAACACGCTGGGGATGGCCTCGCCGACGCCCGCGATCCCAAAGCTGGGGGTGACGGACGGGTCGAACGCGGCGGCCGGCCAGGTCGGCGAAGTCATCACCGCCAACATGGGATCGGCCGGCGTCAATATCCCTGCGTCTAACACCTGGACTAATGTCCTTTCGATTACCCTCACCCCTGGTGATTGGGATGTTGTGGGTACAATTAATATTACTTCTAGCGCAGGAGCCACCAACATAGCCGCTACGCAGAGTTTAACGACAGCGCCGTCAAGTGCGATGGGTGACTTTTGGGTGCAGATTTACGGAGTAACACTATCGGAATTTGGTTCGGCTATCCCGCCGCAACGCTATACCGTGACGGCAAATACGATAGTTTATCTTCTTGGTTTTTGTGCTTTCACTACCGGCACAGTGACCGCTTACGGGCAACTGATTGCACGGCGGATGCGATGATCGACTTCCCGAACAATCCCGTCGTCGGCCAGGTCTACGCGAGCGGCTTGGGCCAGTGGCAGTGGGACGGGACGAAATGGAATGCCATCGGCGCCTACTATGCGCCGACCGTCGCCAACCCGAACAAGCTCCTCAACCCGTTTCTCGAGATCGACCAGGCCAACGAGGGGGCGGCGAGGACCGGCAGCGGCTATGCCATCGACGGCTTCCGGCTGAACGCCGCCTCCTCGACGGGTGTTTACATCGCCGGGCGGGGCGGGGCCGGCACTGGCCCGCCGGGTTTCCCCGCCTTCTGCCTCTACACCCAGACAAACACCGTCGCCACCTCCGTGGCCGCCGGCGACAATCTCGGTCTCTACCAGACGCTGGAAGCCGACGACATTTACGACACCGGGTTCGGCACCAGCGCAGCCCAGCCCTTGACCGTGTCGTTCTGGGCCTACTGCACTATCGCCGGCACCTACTACTTCAACCTGGCGAACGCAGCAGCCAACCGCTCATACCCTGCCCCGTTTACGCTGACCGCCGCCAACACCTGGCAATTCTTTACCATCACTATTCCCGGCGATATCGCCGGTACGTGGGTCACCTCCGGCAACGCCGCCGGGATGGTCGCCTGGTGGACGCTGGGAGCCGGCACCACTTTCCAGACCCCAACCCTCAACGCCTGGCAAAGCGGCAACTTCTTCGCCGGCACCGGCATATCCAACGCCGTGATGACCACCGCCGGCGCCCAGTTCCGGCTCGGGCCATGCAAGCTCGAGGTGGGACCCTCGGCGACGCCGAACCTGCGCACCTCGATCTCCCACGAACTGAGCCGGTGCCAGCGCTACTATGAGAAAAGCTACGATCCCGGACAGGCTCTTGGAATGACCGGAACGGGTAACTGGCTTTGGAATTACCTGGTTCCCAGCGCGGTAACGCAAGGGCCGGGGATCGGTGGGTCGTTTATGTTCAAGGTGACCAAGCGGGCGCAGCCATCGGTGAGCATCTACTCACCTAACAGCGGCGTGAATGGCAAGCTCTACGACCGCATGGATAACACTGATATCACCGCCAACATCATCGCGGTCGGAGCAAGCTCGGTCTCTTGGTATGGCGCCTGTTCAAGTGCGACACAAAGCAATGTGCAGTTTGGCGGTCACTTCGTGGCAGACGCGAGGCTCTGATGGCACAGCAGTATTACGTTCCCCCGGTTCACGACCAGATGGGCGGCGTGCAGTTCGACGGCGTCGTCTCCGAATACGGCGAGTGGATCCCCAATGAGCCGGCGAACCGCCACTGGGTCGAATACCAGGACTGGCTCGCTCAAGGGAACACCCCGGCGCCGTGGCCTCCCGAAGGGCCGGTCTTTGTCCCGCCCCCCTGACGTCCCGGCGCCGTGAGGAGCGCAGCCCTCGTCTACGCGTTCTTCGCGGGGGCTGTTGTTGTCTGGGCGCTGCTCCTGCTGTCGACCTGGGCCTTGGCCGGGATCACCCTCGTCGAATTGCATGCGCCGAACGGGCACCCCGTGGAGATCAACCCGGCCGAGGTATCGAGCCTGCGCGAGCCGGTGGATGAGGCGACGCATCACTGGTTCCCGGGCACCCGCTGCATCATCGTGATGTCGAACGGCCGCTTCTACGCGGTCGCCGAGAACTGCGAGGCAGTCAAGGAGAAGCTGGAATGAGGTGTCTTTGACGAAGAGGACCGGCTAGCCGGGCCGCGAGGGCTGGCGATCGGCATCGGTGCATCGGTGCTGCTGTGGCTGTTGCTGCTCGGGCTCACGGTATGCGCCTGAGCATGCCGGCACGATGATAAAGCCGAAGAGCACCACGCAGGCCGCGAGCGCGATCCAGATGCCCATGTTCCATCACGCCGAGAGGAAACTTGGCAGCATGAACTGGTGCGGCTTGCGCACCGGCGGCTTCTCCACCGGCCAGGCCGGCGCCGGGGGCCCGAGCTCCTCGACGGTCGCGGTGATGCCGGGGCGGTCGGAATAGATCTTCCTCACCCTCGCCTCGACGATCTGCTTGTCATCGCACCAGACGACCTCGTTCAACCCGTCGCCAAAGGATTTGCTGATGTTGTCGTAGTCCGGCTTGACGCAGGGGGTGATCTCGCCCAACAGCGCCCGCTCTCTCGCCTTCCGGGAGAAACCCTGCGGGATGGGGAACCTGGCCTCGATATCGATCCGCACCGGGAGCCTGGTCGGCGGACGGCCTTGCATCGCCCGCTCGCCGGCAAAGCGCAGTTCGGTTTCCCACTTCCGCGTCGCGTCGTCCTGGAAGATCCTGGGCCCGAACTTGGTGGCCTGGGCGCGCGGCGCCGCCTTGCCGCGCACCGCGCCCGCGATCTCGATGGTTATCTTCAACCGTGCCTCCTGGGCTAGCCATGCTGTTATAATAACACACATAGCGCGCACAAATTATTCCACGCAACCATTGACGAACCGTGGAACCGGATTTATGTCTTACGCTCAACCGTTCCACGGGGGTACGAAATGACGCAAACGCATGAGCCTTGCCCAAAGCCGGAGCCTCAATCCGAGGCGCCGAGCAAGCGTTTAGAGGAGGAAATGAGGCGCGACCTCGAGACCGCAAAGCGGTATGGTGAGGTGTTCGGCCGGTTCTTGGACACGCTCTTCCGATGAAGTGCTCGATCGACGATCAGATCTCCTGCATCCGCCGCGAGGTATCGCTGCGCGAGCGCAACTACCCGGCCTGGGTCGAGAGCAACCGCATGTCGCAGACGACGGCGGACGTCGAGATCGAGCGGATGAAAGCCGCGCTCGACACGCTCGTCCAGATCCGCCGGGCGATCCCGCAGCTGGAGCGGTTGCTGCACGATCTGGCGCCGCTCAACGGCGGGACGACACGGGAACTGCCGTTGGAGTAACGATGCGGTGGCCGGACAACAGCGTGTGGGAACCGAAGGACACTCATAACCGCGCGCCGCGTCCGGCCCTCATCGAATGCGAGCCGCTCCATCGTCGCCGAAGGTGGAGGACGGCTCGCTGGATCATCAAGACGGTGCTGATCGGCGGGTTGATAACAGTGATCGCATTCGGATTGGCTTATTGCGCACGTTAACAAATTCCACGTGGAATTTCGGGAGGGATGATTGGCTAACCGGCGACCGGCGCCGTACCGGGATCGTGGCCCGACGCGCCAGATCGATACGCCCGAAGTGGGCTACTGGCTGATGAAGGCGGTGAAGCACGGGCCGCTCGTGCCGGCGCGCATTTTCTGGTGCGACCACGAGCCGGGGGTGCCCGACAACATCTTGGACCGCGGCGGTCCGTTTTTAGCCGCCGAGATCGCCGGCGCCTGGGTCGAGGTCGACCGCGTCTGGCATAGCCGGGGCAAGGCGATCGACGAGAAGGAGTACGCGTTCCGCTTGGCGGAGATCGACTGGTCGAAGAAGTACGCGCCCAGCGAGCCGCTCGCCAACCCCAGACAGGCGGTGTCATTAAAAGACGCACCCCTGCCGTTCAGTTGAGGAGGTCGATTATGGACGAAAGCTGGAAGGGTTCGTATGACGCGTGGAAGCTGGCGACGCCGCCGGAATACGAGTGGACCGACCGGCCCGAGCCGCAGCAAGACCCCGGCCCGTGCCGGCTCTGCAACGGCACGGGATGGATCGTCTGCACCACCTACGGCCGCTACGTCGCGGCGGGCCCGCTACCCGAGTATTCCTCGGCCCGCGGGGTCCATGACGCGCAGTGCGATGCGTGCGGCGGGTCTGGTGAGATCGTCGAAGAAGAAGAGGATGAGGACGATGGACTGGATCGATAGGCTCGATCTCAAGCATGCCGAGGCGGTCCACCGCGCCGTCGAGTGTGTCAGCCTGGACGCGCCGACGCTCACCGAACTGACTTCGCTTGGTCGCTGCATGACCTTGATCTTCGGCACCGTCGAGCGCGAGGGCAGCGAGCGACAAAAGGCAGAGCTCGGGCAATGGTTCGCCTCGTTCGCCGGCTTCTGTCTGCACCGGTTTTTTAGGGAAGAGGAGGATGAAGATGAATAAGGGTTACATCGATCCCAAGACGGTGAAGTCGCCGGCTTGGATAGTCATGCCGGGGTATCCGGTCGTGCTGCACAACGGCGGGCCGCAGTATCCCGGCAACGGGCCGAACGATGGCTGGGCGCTGGCCGAACTGGGCAACGGCGTTGTCGGTGTCCGCTGGAACGGCGGACCCGACGCCGTCAGTTTCCCCAACTCGCGCAATTGGCCGACGTGGACGGTGCTGCCGCCCGGCACCGCCCAGCGCGAGCGCGAATGGGCCAAGACGCACGGCCAGCATTATGGAGAGGAGGACGCAGCATGAGCATTGCCGAAAACACGCGTGGCATCGGGGATAACCTCGCCCCGATAGCCGATCTCCTCGCCGAGGAAACGGTCGAGCTACGGCTGCGCGCCGAGGTCCTGGCCGAACAGGTCGGCAAGGCCGAGTGCGACACCGAGGAACAGGCGCAGGGCTGCACCGTCTTGGTCGGCATGATCAAGGAGCACCTTGGGATCATCGAGAAACAGAGGGTCAAGAGAAAGGAACCCTACCTGCAGACGACGCGCGAGATCGACGCGCACTACGGCGGCTTGGCGCAGATCCTCGTGATCGAGGACGGCAAGCGCAAGCAGGTCGGCGGGCCGCTCTTCAAGCTCGTCACGCTGCTGGACGAGTACCGCCGCGAGCAGGAGCGCAAGGCTGCGGCCGAGCGCCGTCGCCTGGAGGAAGAGGCACGGCTGCGCCGCGAGGCGCAGGAGGCGGCGGAGCGTGCCGCCCGTGAGGCCGAGGCCCGCCGTCAGCGTGAGGCCGAGGAAGCCGAGCGCAAGATCCGCGAGGCGCAAGCCGCTGCCGAGAAGGCAAAGTCGGATGCCGAGATCGAGAAGGCGCGTCGCGCTGCCGCCGAGGCGCAGCTGGAACAGGAACAGGCCGCGGCCCGGGCAAAGACCGAGCGCGAGGCCGAAGAGCGGCGGATCGCCGAAGAGCAAGCCGCTGCGGAGAAGCTCGACCGCGAGGCCGAGGCTGCGACGTTTGGCGCCGGCACCGTCAGAACCGCCTACGGGGTCAGCGCCCACACCAGAAAGGTCTGGAAGGTCGGGCAGATCACCGACATCAGGAAAGCCTTGGCGCACTTATTGATGATCAACAAGGGGGCGGTCGAAGCCTTCGTCTTGCAGCAGTACGGCGCCCAGGTGCGCGCCGGGGTGCGCGCCCTGCCTGGGGCGACGGTGGTGGAGGACAGTGCGACGACCGTCCGCACGAGGTGATGGGCTGGGCTATGACATTTTTTCTGCCCGAAAAAATATCATAAATTCCGGCATGCGACAATGAGCGTGGAGAAATGCTATGGATATGACGAGGATTTTGAACCCATCGACAACCGTCTTGGCCTATGGCTACGACCCCGAGAGCCAGGAATTGCACGTGCAATTCAAGGGCTATCATCGCAAGCGCGACGGCGCCGATATCCCGGCGACGACTTACGCCTATTCGGGGGTGCCGGCGCACGTGTATGAAGGGCTCGTCAAGGCCGACGAAGACCCGGACGCGCATTTGGGCAACTATCATCGGGTGCATGTTGTCGGCGGGGGCTACCCAACCCGCAAACTCTGAAGGACATTCCACGTGGAACCAAGATGGAGGGTTCGATGGCTGATGACGAAGTGCTGCCGCCGCCACGCGTGCAGCAACCCGGAATGATCAAGGGTCTGGTGCCCCGTCTCCCGGAAAGAGGGCACATCAAAATCGGGGCGTTGGGTGAGACGCGGAAGACGCGAGACGGCAAGGGCACCTACCAATTGCCGTCGAAGTTGGATCACTTCCGCATCACCACGTTAGAGCGCGACCGCACGGGCAACTTCACGCTCGACAAGGCGGTCTACGACAAGCTCGACCTGGGCGAGGCGCCGACCGAGATCCCGATCCGCTTGCTCTACGACGATCCCTCGCTGAATTTCCCGACACGGTATGCCTGTTACTCGGGCAAGACCTTGTGGTGTACCGGCGACGGCGAGAGCGCGCAGCGCGCGTCGCGGAACTACCGCCAACCGATGGTGCGCGGCGAGGAGCATCAAGTCACGTGCCCCTGCCACCGCTCGCAGGCCGCATACGACGGGCCCGAACGCTGCAAGATGAACGGCAGGCTCTCTGCCGTAATCGATGGCGCGAGCCGCTTGGGCGGGTGTTACATCTTTCGGACTACCTCCTACAATTCGATCGTCGGCATCTTGTCGAGCATGACGTTCCTCAAGTCGGTGACGGGCGGCATCCTTGCCAATATCCCTCTGCGCTTGGTGGTGCAAGAGAAGGCGGCGACCAAGCCTTCCGACGGAACGCCGGTCACCGTCTACATCGTCGCGCTGGAGTTCGATGGCGATCTGGAGGAACTGCAGGAGCGGGCGCACAAGATCGCGCTCGACCGTGCGACGACGCACCTCTCGATCGAGAACATCGAGAACGAGGCGCGGCGGGTCTTGTCGCTGTTGCCGCCCGACGCGGCCCTGCCGGGAGACATACCGGAGGATGTGATCGAGGAGTTCTACCCCGAACAGAACGACCGCGAGGCGATGCTGGGCGTCACCGACGCGATGCCGCCGCGCCCGACCCGCGAGAGCTTCGATCAGAAATCCGGCGAGAAGGCTGAAAAATCTGAGCCGCCTCCCGCCGAGGAACCGGCGACAACCTCTGCACCGGAGCCCGAAACTGCCGAGGAAGAGGCGACAACCTCTGCACCGGACGAGGGTCTGCCGGTCTACGTGACGCAGGGCCCGCCTAACGGCGAGGAGGAAGAGGCGTTTGGCGGCGAGGAGGAAGAGGCGCCCTACGAGGAGGCGGGATCGCCGCCGAAGCTCTACCCGCTCGTCACCGAGGACGGCGAGTGCATCGAACTGCCGGCCGACCAGCTGGTCGAGCGCTTCACCCAGATCTTCAAGGGCGCGGCGACGCGTGGCGAAGAGACGTGGCGGGCGATCGCCGCCGACAACCGCGAACTGGTCTTGGAGACGCTGGCGGAGGACGGGCTGGGCGCACTGAGCCAGGACATCCAGACGGCCTGGAAGGAGGCGCGTCCGAAGCCCGCCGCTGCGGCCCCTGCGGCGGCGCAGGGCAACGGCAACGGGCAGACCCGTGCTGCGACACCGCCACCGGCAAGGCCCGCTCCAGCGCGCCCCCGGGCGCCGGCAAAGGCATCCGACGAAGGGGTGCGCGCCGACGTCTGGGATCGGGAGAAGTTCACCCTGCCGCGCCCGATGAAGGCGGACAACGCGATCAACTTCCCGATGCTGCGCGACGTGATGATGAACGTCGCCGACCAAGCGCAAAGCGTCGCGGAACTGGAGCAGTTCAAGGCCGACAACGAGGAGAACATGCGCTGGCTCCTGGGTTTCAACCCGCGCTACGCGATGGACGTCGAGACGCGCTACAAGCAGGTCGCCGAGCGCTTGAAAAAGGGGTGAGCGATGGAAGAGAAGATGCAGTTCAACGCCGACAACAAGTTCGACATCCAACTCGCCCAGGCGAAGAAGGACGAAATGCGGTTCGGCGATCGCCTGGAGGGCCGGAAATTTGAACTGAAGACCGAGCGCTGGTTGTGGGAGCGCACCGGCAACATCGCCATCGAATTTGAACAGAACGGCAGACCGAGCGGGATTGCGGTCACGCAAGCCGACTTCTGGTGCCACGAACTGGCCCGCGGCGACGAGACGCTGGGCTATTTTCTGTTCCCGGTTCCACGGCTTAAAATGCTGGTCGAGGAGGCCGTTAAGTGGGGGCGCTGGCGCCAGGGTGGCGACCGCGGCGAGTACAAGATGGCGATCCTACGGATCAACGACCTGTTGATGCACGGCACGGAGGCACAACGATGAACGCCCACACTCTCTTCGCCTTGGCGCATCCGGTGTTCGACCCCGAGAGGCAGATCACCGGCGGTCACCACTGGGTGGAGGAGCGGCGAGTGACCGCCGGCCTGACGGTCAATATCGGCTACGAATGAAGCCGCTACGGCGGCGGGAGGCCGCTCTGGCATCTGAGCCTTTGTATGCACGATGCCAGGGGCCGACCGTTGAAGGCGCTCCGTTGGAGTGCGACGGTGTGGCGGCATTTGGAGGCGGTACGCGATCGCATCCTCTTCGGGTGCGGGACAGAGGAGCCGTGGGTGGAGGAGGTTGCTACGATCACGGTGCAGTGGAGGAAGCCATTGCGGATCGACGAGGTGAACCAGATGGCACAGACACCAGAAGTGATCGCGCGCCCAGGACGGCCATGACGCTGGGCAAAACTCATCATGTGCCGAACGGCTTTTGTCCGCTCTGCGGCAAGGAATTGGACGCGGCGTCGGGGATGGACCACGACAACGCGCCGAAGCCCGGCGACGTCTCGGTGTGCCTGGGCTGTGCTCAGCCTTTGGTGTTCAACGACGACCTGACGGTGCGGGCGATGACCGCGTCGGAGGTGGCGGATCTGCCGCTCGCGCTCGGCCGGCAAATCCGCCGGGCGATGTGGGCCGCGCGCCAGTTGGATCGCCGGCAATGACCGAGGCCGAGCCGTGCGCTCCCGCCGTTCCTGGCGCTGCCGGTGGGGCTGGCACCAATGGTTCGTCGCCCCCCACAGCCAGTGGGAAATCTGCCAACGCTGCGGCAAGACCCGCGACCTGCGACACCCCGATCAGGTATCCCGACCTCCCGAGGGCCGAGATCCACCGCCTGGAGACTGACTATCAGATGTTCCGGTCGGTCCGCGCGCTGCACCGCAAGGCCAGGAGGAAAAGAATGCTCGGCGTGCTGCGGATCTGGGTGCAGATCCTCGTCCCGGTCACGGTCGTATCGGTGATCGCCTATTGCATCTTCAACTACGTGTCGAAGCAGCCATGATCATCCGCAAGATCTTCACCCGCGCCTACGTCCCCGACGAGCTCAGCCATGCGTGGCTGCAGCATCTGCGCGACTTCGACACCCAGCATCCGGGTTGCCATTTCGAGGTCATGGAGGACGTGCCCGACCTGACGCTGGCGCAGATGGTCGAGCGGGTGCAGCTGGATCCCGAACTGACCTTTACGAAGATCATCGAGCGCAAGCGATGACCCACCGGCCCGAGGTCAAGGTCGACTGCGGCCCGTGCAGGGCGTGCTGCTACCAAGCGGTGATCCTGACGAAGCAGGACGGCGCGGGGCCGACCGACAATTCCACGTGGAATTTGGATCTCGCCTTGTCCGCGGCGACCAAGCACAAGGTGCTGCAGCGCAAGGCCGATGGGTCATGCTATTATCTCGATGCGATGCTGGGCTGCACGATCTACGAGAACCGCCCCAGCTTGTGCCGGGTCTTCGACTGCGGCAACTGGTTTGCGCAGATGGGCGAACGCATCGAGCGCGAGTTTATCCTTCACGGCACCGAGCAAGACCGTAAGGTGCTGGCCGAGGGACGCAAACGGGCGCAGAGGAGAGAGCGATGAAGGTCAGCGACATCTACGGCCTCGACGATAATTTCAGCGAGCTTGCCAGTCTTGAAGAGCGGCTCGGGCACCACCCCTACAAGCGGCCCCGGAGCGACAGCATCGACCGCTGCTATATGTGCGGGCGCAATGACCGCCCCGGCGACTTCGTGCAGTCCTTCAATGAGAAGGATGAGTTGCTAGACGTCAGGTTCGCCTGCAACAAGTGCATGGACGACGAGATCAGAGCCATCGAGGCAGAGGAGCGGTGGATCGAGAGCGACGGGAAGCCGCTGCAGTGAGGTTCATGCGAAGGCAGGAGGAAGAAACCATGAGCGGCAAGCCAACGATCTGCTTGGATTTCGACGGGGTGATCCATGCCTACAGCAAGGGCTGGCAAGACGGCTCGATCTACGACGGCATGGTGCCGGGGTTCTTTGAGTGGGCGGCGAAGGCGCAGAAGCAGTTCAAGCTGGTGATCTATTCCTCGCGCTCGTCCAGCGTCGAGGGCAAGCTCGCGATGGGCAAGTTCCTCGCCGACCAGATGCGCCAGTGGAAGGGCGAGGAGATCGAGTTGACGATGGCGGCGGAGAAGCCGCCGGCCTGGGTGACGATCGACGACCGCGCGATCATGTTCACCGGCGACTGGTCGGCGCCCGAGCTCGAGCCCGACACGCTGAAGAAGTTCAAGCCGTGGATGGCGCGATGAGGCGACCGGCGCGGATCGAGCGCACCGTCCCGTTGCCCACGAAGCAGCCCAACCCGAAGCGCAAGTACGCGCACCGGCAGTTCATCCGCGATCTGCCGTGCTTGGTGTGCGGCAAGGCCGCGCCCAGCGAGTGCGCCCACGTGCGCCAGCGCACCGACGGCGGCATGGGGATGAAGCCCGACGACCGATACACGTTGCCGCTGTGCCACGCGCACCACAGCGAACAGCACGTCACCGGGGAGACGACCTTCTGGGGGCGGGTCGGGATCGATCCCTTGGACTACGCCTACCGGCTCTACGCCGTGTCGGGCGACCACACCGCGGGGCTGCGCGTCGTGCTGCGCGCCCGCCAGAAGCAGGACATGATGCGGCCATGAATTATTACTCGGAAGCCTCGCGCGCCGCCCAGGCACGGTGGAACCGCGAAAGCCGGGAGCGCCAGGACTACCGCGCGTTTTTTCTCGCTGAGCAAAAGCGAAAAGACGCGGCGAAAATCGCCAGGATAAGGTCGGAAAATCCAGATCACCTCCAGGGGGCCGATTGGCTGTATTGGCCGCTGCGGCTCTACTTCGCCATCGTGAGGTGGTGAAGTGGCGAAAGTGGTGAAGTGGCGAAAGCCCCGACAGAAGCCGCCCCAGGACTGGCGCATCCGGTGGGCAGGGCGCGTCATGCGCGCCTATTGCTGGATCGTGCGGTGGGACCGATGACCGACAGGCTGATCACGCACATGATCTCCGAGCTTCACCGCATCCTCACGCGGATCGAGGGGCAGGAGTTCGACATGCCGGTGTCGTCGGAATTGTACCGCGAACTGCGGGCGCTCGTTGACCGCGCCGACAGCGTCCTCGCCCAGCGCCACTACGAGCAATGATCTCCTATGCGTCGTACACGACGACATACCGCAACCTGGCGCTATTGCGCAAAAACGGCTGGCGCATGCTGATCGCGCCGACCAGCCACGGGTTCACCACCAAGGGCTTCAAATACGCGCTCGACAACGGCGCGTGGTCGTCCTACCTCGAGGGAAAGCCGTTCGATGCCGTGGCCTTTCGCAAACTGGTGCTGCGCCTTGGCGAGGACGCAGACTGGATTGTCGCCCCAGATATCGTCGCTGGCGGTCTGGACAGCCTCGCCTTGTCCCTCCAATGGGTCGACCGACTGCTCCTCCACACCCAGCGTGTTCTGGTGCCAGTGCAGGATGGCATGGTGCCGGGTGACGTGGCGCCATATCTCGGGCTGCGCGTCGGCGTCTTCCTGGGCGGATCGACCGAATACAAAATCGGCACGATGATGGGCTGGGGGCACTTCTGCGCGGCGAAGCGCTGCTGGTTCCACGTGGGTCGGGTCAACACCGCGAAAAGGGTCAAGATGGCTCACGCAGCTGGGGCCGACAGCATCGACGGCAGCGCGGCCTCGCGATATGCGTTGTCGATGCCGATCATCGACGGCGCGATCCGCCAACCCGATCTGTGGGCGCCATGAGCGACAAGCGCGAGTGGCTGGTGTGGTCGGAAGAGCACGGCGCGTGGTGGGGCGGCTCGGGCTGGCTTTATGTCCGCTCGATCCAGGAGGCCGACCGTTATACGCTGGAGGATGCCCAGGAGATCGTCAGGAAGGGCAATCTCGGCGACAAACAAGGACGCGAGTTCAACGAGATCGCCGTCCTAGACCCGATGGTATGGCATGACAGACGAAACCGAACTGCTGCGTCGACTGATTGAGGAAGAGATCGACTACCGCCTTCGCGATAGACCGAGCAACCGCCCGATTAATTCGCGCGAGATTGCCCGCCAGGTTTCGGAGGAGGTGCTGCGGCGGCTGGAGCGCTACGGCGCCCAGGTGATCCGTCTCCACGCCCTCAAGGATGATCTGGAGGATTGAACAGGACCGTGGAACGCGGTAGTAGCGTGGAACTTATTAACGGAGGTGTGACAATGGCAAAAGCGCAGGCGTCTGCGTCGATCGCGACGTGGGAGCCGTTATTCGTCGACATTGCCGCGAGCGCGACTTTCTCCCAGTGGGAAGACGAGTACGAGAAAGCTCGCAACGTGGACCGTGGAATAAATTGGTGGTTGGGCGACATCCTGCGGATCGGCCAGGAGCGCTGGGGCGAAGCCTTCGCCGCGGTCGTCGATCCGGCGTTCGCGGAGCAACACAAAAACAAGATGTGGGTGGCTTCGCGCGTCCCGAAGGAGCGGCGCCGGCCCGAGCTCTCGTGGTCGCTGCACCGCGAAGTCGCGGCGATGCGCGACGACGACCAGGTCTTCTGGCTGGACAAGGCGGTCGCCGGCGACTGGTCGGTGGCGACGATGCGCGAGGAGATCAAGAAGACCCGCGACAACCAGCCCCCGGACGACAGCCAGGAGGAGCTCGAGCTCGCACCAAACCGCGACCACGAGATTACCGTGGAACCGGTCGAGGAACTCGGGTTCGGGGTGCGTGAGGAGCCGCCGCAGCGGCCTGTCGTGGAACTGCGCAAGGGCGGGCCGGAGCGCGAGCGCTCGACCACCGAGGTGCCGCCGGCGCCGGTCGCGGGGCTCGCCAGCGACACCCCGGAGATCAGCGACCTGCGCCAGCTGATCGGCGATTTGCGGACGCACGGCGAGAACGGCAAGGCGAACGACGGTGAGGCGGTCCAGGATTTGGAAAGCCGCATCCTCGACTATTTCAATCCCTCGGACTTTCTCGAGCCCTTACGCAACACCGACGACGCGATCTCGCTGCGCCGGGGTGGCTGGGCGATGTCGCTCGATGAGGACGAGGACGGCAACTGGCGCTCGACGCTGCGCAAGGAAGGCAAGCAGCGGGTCTTCGGCTATTCGCCGATCCGTCAAATCGCCATAATCGAGGCGCTGTTGAGTGCGGAAATTGTCGAGCAGTCGGCATGAAAGGGGGGGCGGCGGACTTGACCCAGCCCCGCCGCTCCCCGTGAGTTTCCTGCCAACGATGGCGCCTTCCCCAAGGCTGATTGGCAGGTCGCGAAGCCTAACATGCTGATCCGATTATCTGCGAAAAAAACTTGTGAAATTTGTCTGCAATTGGGTTGTAAAGCGGTTGACTGGTTTTTGTAACATGCGTCAAATTCGTCCTCGGTAAGGTGTGGAGCGGTCAGGTTTGGGGAGTAGCTACCCCGGTCAGGCACTCCGTCTTAAGCTCTTTGGCAAAAGGCTCCTGCGGGCGGAAACCCGCTCCACGCCTAACCATCAAAGAGCGGCACCGTCGCCGTGGAACCAACCGGGAAGCCAAAGCCCGGCAACGCAGGAGGTTTTTGCAAATGGCTCGACGCCAGAACTCTGCCAATCGGCCTAACCCACTGGTCCCGCCAGAGGTCGATCTGCGCGGCATCGAATGGATGAGGTTCTATGGCGAACGGCTCTCTCGCAGCACCTTTAACGCCCACGCATCTGATGCCGGCTTCCGGGCCGCGGTAAATCTGTGGTGGGCTGCATGGCAAGCAATTCCCGCCGCGAGCCTTCCCGATGACGAGATCGTCTTGACGCGACTGGCTGGACTAGGCCGCGATCTCGAGAAGTTCCGCGAACTGCGCGGCGAGGCCATGCACGGCTTCATTAAATGCACGGATGGTAGGCTCTATCACCGCTTCCTAGCCGACGAGGCTAAGAAGTCATGGGAGCTTTTGAAACACAACCGCGATAGGCAGCAACGGCACCGCGACCGCCAAATGGCGCAGGCCCGTGGAACCGACGTAACGGTTACGTCACCGTTACGTGACGGTAACGTAACGGGTAAGGAGAGGAGAGGGAAGGATAGAGGCTTCCAGGTTTTCACGAACCCTGAGAAGCCAGATACAGGCTGAAACGCTTCAGAACATCAACGGAAGATGAAGCTGCTTAGGTCTCAGAAGGTTCAGTAGAGGTCTCAGTAGCAGACGGCGCCGGCTATTTCCGGCAGGATACAACGGACGGGGGTCCAAAGCATGTTACTCGCAGGGAACAACGAAAAGCCGCTTTACGACTACCAGCAGGACGGCATCGACCGATTGCGGGCATCGCTCGTCGCCGGTCATCGCCGTCCGGTGCTGCAGGCTCCCACGGGGGCCGGTAAGACGCGACTAGCGGCAGAGGTCTTGAAGTTAGCACGAGGCAAGGACAAGCGGGTCGTCTTCACCATTCCACGCATCGATCTGGTCGATCAGACGTTGCAGGCGTTCTGGGACGAGGGGGTGGACGACATCGGCGTCATCCAGGCCAACCACCGGGAGACCGATTGGACGCGGCCCGTGCAGATCGCGAGCATTCAGACGCTGCAGAAGCGCGGCAACCCGGAAGCCGATCTGGTGATCGTCGATGAAGCGCACTTGGCTTTCCAGCACGTCTACGAGTGGATGGCGGATCCGGCCTGGGCGAGGGTGCCGTTCATCGGCCTGACCGCGACCCCGTGGACCAAGGGCATGGGCGCCGAGGGGAAATACGATGACCTGATCGTCGTCACCACCACGAAGCAGTTGATCGACGAGGGCCGGCTCTCGGACTTTCGCGTCTTTGCGCCCAGCCACCCCGATCTGAAGGGCGTCAAGACGCGGATGGGGGATTACGTCGAGAGCCAACTGAGCGAGGTCATGTCGAAGCCGCAGATCGTCGGCGATGTGGTCAAGACGTGGCTCGAAAAGGCGGAGCGCCGCCCGACGCTGGTGTTCGGGGTCGACTGCGCCCATGCAAAGCACTTGCAAGCGTGTTTCGAGCAAGCCGGGGTCAGGTGCGGCTACCAGGACGCCCACACCAGCGTTGCCGACCGCGCCGAGATCCGGCGGCAATTCCACACCGGGCATCTGGAGGTGGTGTGCAACATCGGCACCTTGACCACCGGGGTCGATTGGGACGTGCGGTGCATCAGTCTCGTGCGGCCGACGAAGAGCGAGATCCTCTACGTGCAGATCATCGGGCGCGGCCTCAGAACGGCGAAGGGCAAGGACTACTGCCTCATCCTCGACCACAGCAGCACCACGTCCAAGCTGGGGTTCGTCACCGATATCCACCACACCGCGCTCGACGACGGCAAGGCGACGGTGGAGGAGCGGCAGGCGCCGCAGCCCAAGGAATGCCCGCAATGCCACGGGCTGCGCCCTGCCGGGGTGCGGACCTGCCCGCATTGCGGCTTTGTCGCCCCGGCCGAGGCGAAGCCCAACAACGTCGAGCACCGCGCCGGCGAGCTTGTGGAGTTCTCGCGCCACGACGGCGGGAGCCTCAAGCAGTCGGGGAACCGCATCAAGGTCGGGCAGACCGATATCTCGCGGGCCGATCTCTACGGCATGCTGCGGCACTACGCCGAGGCGCACGGCTATGCGCAGGGCTGGGCGGCGCAGAAGTACCGGCAGGCGACGGGGCATTGGCCGAGCGCCGAGACCAAGTTCGCGGTGATGAAGGCGCCGTGCTGGGAACTCAGCAACTGGATCCGGTCCCGCCAGATCGCCTACGCGAAGATGCGGGCGAAGTCGGAGGGCAGGACGTGGCGGTAGCGGCCCCGTCCGGTGGCGCGTGGTGAGCGAAGCGGGGGTCGGACGGGCCGACATGGCCGAACGGAGCTTCCCGCGCTCTACGGTGCCTCTACGGGTTTTGGACGGCATCGGTGCATTAAGGGGGTAATCGATGGATCAGATATTCGTCTGGCAGGAGTTGAGCTCCGAGGATAACCGATGGGGCACGATCGGGACATATGTTCCGGCGATGGGCGCGATCACCTTGCTGCAAGGCCGCAGCGAGGAGGTGGCGTGGAAGCTCGAGCCGCTCGCCACGGCCCACGCCAGGAGCGCCGGCAACCCGATCCGCCTCGCCCAGTACAACCTGGCGAAGGTGATCACCCGTGAGTGATCACCACGGGGTCACGCTGGCGGAGCGCGCACGCGGGAAGTGGCGATCGATCCTTCCGGCGGTTGGCATAGGTCCGTCTTTCCTTACAGGAAAGAACGGACCATGCCCGGTATGCGGCGGCAAGGACCGTTGGCGGTTCATCAACCGCAACGGCACCGGCGACTGGTTCTGCAATGTGTGCGACCCGCAGCACGGCTCCGGCGTCCAGCTGGTGATGGCGTTCCATAAAATCGATTTCGCCCAGGCGGCGACTAAGATCGAGCAACTGATCGGGGAGGCGCCGGTGGAGCGCGACAAGCCGAAAGCCGACAGCGCCTGGGTTCGCACGATGATGCGCGATCTGTGGCAACGAGCGGCGCCGATCGAGCCGGGGGATCCGGCCGAGCGCTATCTGGTGAGCCGCGGCCTCTCGCCCGCCGGCGATTTCTGGTCATCCTCGCTGCGCTACATCGAGGATTGCCCCTACGACAAGGAGACGCGATTGCCGGCGATGATCGCCAAGGTCGTCGCGCCGGACGGCAAGCCGGTCAACATCCACCGCACCTTCATCACCCTGCAAGGCCGCAAGACCGAGCGCGAGCCGGCGAAGAAGCTGATGCGCGGCACCTGTCCTCCAGGCTCCGCGATACGGTTGGGCCCGCGCGTCGGGACGCTGGGCATCGCCGAGGGCATCGAGAATGCGCTTGCAGCGCAGCTACTCTTCCGGGTTCCGGTGTGGTCGGTGATTTCGGCGCAGGGCATGGAGCGCTTTCAGAAGCCCGAGGGTCTGCGGCGGCTCATCATCTTTGGCGACAACGACCGCTCGTTCACCGGCCAGGCCGCAGCCTACGCGCTGGCAAAGCGCGCGCGGCTGCAATGGGAGATCGAGGCCGACGTTCGGATCCCGACCCATCCCGGCACCGACTGGAACGACCAATTCCACGTGGAACCGGAAATGAGGTTTGGCGAGTGAGCGAGGAGTTCTGGACGCAGGAGCGCGTGGATCTGATGCTCGTGCTGTGGAATGCCGACCAACTGAGCACCGAGGAGATCGGCAAGCTCCTGGGATGCTCCAAGAACGCGGTCATCGGCAAGGCCAGGCGCCTGGGCGCGACCTGGCGTGGCCCGGTGGCGGAACCCCAGTCGGAAGCTCGGCCGCTCCCGCTGTGGGTCCAAGGCATCATCGCCGGCGGTTGCCGCTTCCCCGACGGCGATCTGCGCCAAGGGACTTTATCCTTTTGCTGCAAGCCGGTGTACCAACTGGGGGCACCCTACTGCGAAGAACACCATGCACGTTGCTGGATGCCGCTGCGCTCGGCGAAGACGGCGAAGTTCATCCGGTTCGTTCATGCCGGTCTGCCCAGGAGGATCCTCAATGCCTGAGATACCCATGCCGAAGCGCCTGTGGACACCCGCCGAGATCATGCATCTGCGATGGTACGCCGAGCGCGGGTTCAGCCACGCCGAGGCCGCGGCGGTGATGGGCCGGACCCACGCCAGCGTGGCGATCAAGGCATCGAAACTGGGGATCAAGTTCGACGGGCCGGACGGGGCGCCGTTCCTCAATCGCAACAGTGCCAAACCACATAGTTCCGCCGTATATTGATCTGGGCGCGATGGTGGGGAGAAAGAGGATGGGGCTCCTCGACGCAGAGACGATGGCGGCGGTCATCGATTGCCGGGACAACCCGTCGCCGGTGCCGTTCAAGGCCGGAGCGCTGCCGGACAAGGGCGCCGACAACCCGTGGCGCCGTCTGCCCCAGGCTGATCTCGAGGCGATTGCCCAGATGACCGGGATGACCCGCATCGAGATCCTGCGCAAGGCGGTGAAGCATCTTCGCCGCGATCTTGAGGAGGGCCGGCTATGAGCAGGAAATCCGAGCGCAAGAAGAAGCTGAAGTTCATCTACGACACGACCGCGATCGAGGCGCTGGACGAGGAGCCGATCGCCAAGAACCGCCGCTACATCGCCGGTCAGTGCGGTGTCGGCGCGGCCTGGGCGGTGCTCGACCGTTTCGAGTTCCGCTTCTTGAGCGAAGCCGAGATCGACGCGCTGCCGATGACCTCGTTAACGCAGGAGATCCCCGCATGGGTGCAGTGAGGAAGCTTGTCATCCTGGGCATTGTCGCCGGTCTGGCGGGGTGCGCGGCCCCGGCGCCCGCACCGCCGCCCCTGCCACCGCCTCCCCCTCCGATTGCGGGACCGCCGCCCCCGCCGCCGGTTGCCTACATACCGCCCCCGCGCGTGGTGGTGGTTCACCACAGGCGGGTCCACCGGCACAACGTCCGCTGGGGGCGGATGTACTACTACCACAACCGCTGGCACCGCCACCCGTGGTCGCATTGGCACCACATGCGCTAAGAGGAGACTGATCGGTGTTCTGGAACCTCTTCCTCTTGGTCGTCGCCTTTGTCCTGGCGGTGATCGAGGCGTTTGTCGGCTACGCCGGCATCCCCCAGATCGAGCGGGTGAAGTTCGGCTGGCTGGCGCTCGCCTTCTACTTCCTCTCGATCATCGTCGGGGGCCGCTAGTGAAACGCTGGCGGCGAAACCCGGAGGAGGCCGCATGAAGCACACCATTCGGATAATATCCGTTAGTGGTGGGAAGGATAGTACCGCCTGCGCCCTGTTGGCGCTTGAAAGGCATCCGCAGGACGAAATCCGACTGATTTTCGCTGACACATCAAACGAACATGAACTCACCATCGATTATGTCACCAATGTACTACCCCGCCAGCTGGGACACCCGATCATCGTCTTGAAAGCCGATTTCACCGAAGATCTGGCGCGAAAACGCCGGTTCATCCTGGAAAAATGGCCCGAACAGGGGATCGACCCCGAGATTTGCCAGCGCGCGGCGGCGATTTTGGAGCCCACCGGCATCGCTTACCTCGATTTGTGCTTGTGGAAGGGCCGTTTCCCCTCCAGAAAAGCCCAGTTCTGCACCCAATTCCTCAAAAGGCATCCCCTTGACAATTACACGTTGGATCAGATGGGTCCTGGGCGCAAGGTCGAGGTCTGGCAGGGCGTCAGACGCGACGAAAGCCAAAGCCGCGCCCACCTTCCAGAGTACGAGGATGCCGCGGAAGGCTTCGTTATTTACCGCCCGATCCTCGACTGGACGGCACAACAGAGTGTGGATTACGTCCGAAGCCGAGGGGTCGAACTCAACCCTTTATACAAAAAAGGTTTTGCGAGAGTAGGCTGCGCGCCGTGCATCAACAGCGGCAAAGAGGACGTCAACCAGTGGGCGCGGACATTCCCCGAAATGATCGAGAAGATCGCTGAGTGGGAGCGGCTCGTCGGGCTTGCGTCGAAGCGCGGCGAGAGTTCGTTTTTCCCGGCCCCCGACGCCGAGGGTAGAGGCGAGCGCCAGGGCCGCAACATCCGCGAATTTGTCGAGTGGGCAAAGACCTCGCACGGCGGCTATCAATATGCGCTCCATGCTTTTATGCCGTCGCCGACCTGTTCCAGCGTCTACGGGTTGTGCGAGTAGTGGAACGGGTAATGGAGTACCCTTCCACGGCTCTTGAACGGCTTAAGTCTTTGCGCCATATGTCAACCACCCCCGGGCCGGTTTTTCAACCCCCCAGGAACGAACTACCGGCCAGCCCCGGCTCTGCATCCCCCGAAGAGCCGGGGCTTTCATTTGACTGGGCGCGCGATCTGACGCTGGAGGAATACCGCTACGGCGTCGAGCTTGGCACGTTTCGCAACGAGGAGGATTACCGGCTGGGCCGCCACCACCGTTGGGGTCTCCAATGCACCAAGGAACAGGCGACCCGGATGCACATCAACGGCGCCCTGGCGGAGATCGGCGGGGCGGCGATCCTCAAGTTGACTTTTAGGTCAACCCAACTGCGCGAGCCCGACCTGCCGTGCAAGATCCAGGTGCGGGCGATCTCGACGATCACCCACTCGCTGTTGCTGCACCCGGACGACCCCGACCTCGAGCGCTTCATCCTCGTCTACAGGAAGGAGAAGTCCCGGCGCTGCGAGCTCTTGCGCTGGACGGTCGCCGGCGATGTGAAATTGCGCCGCTACTGGAAAGACCCCAAAGGTGGCCGACCGGCGTTCTTTGTCCCGCAGAGCGCGCTGGTGCGGCCGCGCGAGGAACTTCTGTGGCTTTTACGGGTCGAAGGCGCTTGGCGAGGTCGAGCGGAAAAGTGTAATGAGAAACCGTAAAATATCGCGCCGCCGTGTAAAATCTTAACCTGTAGGAGGTCGCATGCCGGTTCTCGACGCTACATTTGTAGGCAAGCTGTATCTGCCCGAGGTCGGGGGCGGTCCGATCATCCCGCCAGGCCAGCCGGTCGAGCCGCCGCTGGGCATCTGGGGTCCGCCGGGGCCGTGGCCGACGCCGCCGATCTACATCCCGGTGCCGCCGCCAGATGAAAAGCCACCGGAGGGAGGAGCCCCGCCAGGCGAGCCGGCACACCCGATATACATCCCCGTCTATCCGGCCCATCCGATCATCATTCCGCTGCCGCCGGATCCCGGCGAAGAGCCCGATCCACCCTATGTGTGGCCTCCGCAGATCTGGGGTGGCCCGATCATCCCACCCGAAGGCAAGCCCCCGGGGACACCCTCGCATCCTTGGGTGCCGCCTAGTAGTGGTGCTCATCCAGAACATCCGATCTACATCCCGGCACCTCCAGGCCAGGGTGGGACACCGGAGCACCCAATCTACCTGCCGGTCTATCCGACGCACCCGATCGTGCTGCCGCCCGAGGGCGAGCATCCCAAGCCGCCGCCGGATATGATCAACCCGCCGGAGGGTGCGCGTGGGTTCTGGGCGTACTCGGTCTATTACGACTGCTGGGTCTTTGTGCCCTATGAGGGCAGTGGGCTCGGACCGACGCCTCCTGGCGGTGCCGGTCGCCGGTAAGAGTTCGGTCACATTTTCCTGGCAGGGTTGGGGCGGGTCGTTCTAAGACGTCCCTCCCTAACTCTTAGGGCCGCATCGCTGCGGCCCTTTTTTGTTCGGCTTGTCGTCAGGTGCTTTAGGTGGTTTAGGTGCCGGTCGCGAGAGGGAAAGGAACATTGGAAAGCCTCTCCACCGGCTGACGGGGTTATTCGGCAGCGCGCCCTCGTTCCCAAAAGCGCCGAATGCCCAGGACACTGGCCGTCTGGTCCTGGCGGAGGTATGCCAGACCCTCCGCTAACCGCTTTATCGTCCTAACCTGCTCAGAGCATAGCCCAGGCTGAAGCACAGCCCCAGGAACAAGAGGTAGACCGTCCAGGGATCGCTGATGTGCATCAAATTCGCGTCCACTTGCGCTGGTAGCCTAGCGCAAACCCCACCCAGGTCATGGTGAAATTCTGCGGTCGTATCGTCTTCCCCCCGAGCCAGTTGGCAATGGTGCTGGGCGAGACGGCGTAGACCCCTTTCGTCGCCTTGTACGTCTCCTCGACGATCTGCGGGATCGACATGCCCGACTTGTCGATGAGATCACAAAGCTCTTCCATCGCCGGATCGCGATCTTGAAACCGGTAGCCCCGGTCGCGGTTGAGGTAGACGACGTTCTTGGCCTTGATGGCCTTGGTGGTTTTGGTCATTCCATGCTCCCTTGGGGTTCCTCCTAGTGCTGCGCCACGCACGAACCGATCAACGCCAGGACGACCAGCATCATCATGCAGCCGAACAGTCGCGTGTTGAGCAATGCGATCACCGCGTAGGCGATGAGGATGCCGCCAGCGATATGCAGCATCAGACGCTTTCCAGCCGCTTGTGCTTCTCGTAGATCTGGCGGACGCGCTCTTTCGAGACGCCGAAGCGGTTTCCGATCTGCTGCAGGCTCTCGCCTTCCTCGCGCAGCTGCACCATCGCCTGTTGCCGCTTGCTGAGCGGCCTGGGGCTAAGCCGCCGGGGGCCGCGCCCGTGACCCGCCTTGTCGACGCCGGCTCGCCTGGCGATGCGCTCGATGGTGTAGCGCGACATGCCGTATTTCGCGGCCAGATCGGGCACCGTCCAGTCGCCGGTCATGTCGGCCAGGATGGCCGCGCGCCTCCTGGCGCGGGCCTCCCGGTTCATCTTGGGTTCGGGGTTCATTGCGCCGCCACCTCCTTCAAGACGTGCCACAGCACGAGATCGTCGGCGGTCTCGTTGCAGCGCTTGGCGCTGAGTTTCTTGTCGAGCAAACGCGGGATGTTCTGCCGTAGCTCGCGCTCGACGCTGAGCATCAACCGCCGCCGCCCATCAGGATGGATCTCGGCTACCGCCGCGCGGGCGTGCTCGACCACGTGGCGTTCGATGCGCAGCACGAAATCACCGTAAAGGATGTTGACGGCGTTGTCGTCGGCGAGCCTTCGCGCCACTTCGTCGGGCTGCAGTCCGGTGTCGTTGCGCTTCGTCTCGCCTACTGCGCGACGGATTTTGTCGAAGGAAAACTCGCTGTCGCTCATAGCTCCTCCGTCCATGCCATGTCGCCGTTGGCGTCCTCGATGGCGCGCTTCAATTCGCGCACCATCAACGGGAAGCCGATGTCAGCGAGGATCAGATGCACCGTGCCGGTGCCGTGCGTCGTCTTGTTGACTTCGCCGCCGCGTATGAGGATGCGGAAATCCTCCTCGTCCAGGCGCACGAAGTGGTTGCGATAGGAAGTCATAGCTTTTCATGCTCCAAGATCTGGATGTCGATCCACTGCTGCGCCTCGTCGGTCGTCTTGAGAAACGGGGTGACGGTCGCGGGCTTCTGGTAGTAGCCGACGACGCCGAAGAGGTAGGTCTGTTTGCCCTGGACGCGGCGCTGCGTGTAGAAGGGGACGATTTGATGCTCCTTGTACTCCAGCATCAATCGCCTCCCTTCTGGGTGAGCCAGCGGTCGATGTCCCCGCTCGATATCTCCCACTCGTCGCGGTCGAACCGCGCGACGATATCGTCCTTGAAATACTGGTGCAGCCTGACGGCCTTGTCGTCGTCCATCGTGTGATGGGCGAGGATCGCGAGCGCCAGCTGCGCGGGGCCGCTCCCGTGATAGCCCCATTCAAAGCCGTTGGGCGAGTGGTTGTAGAGATCGAGGCGCACCGGCAACTGCCCCATTGCCTGGGGATCGCGCACCGACCACACCCGCACCGCCACATCGCCGGCCCAGCGCACACCGCGATAGATCGCCATCACGCGTCTCCATCCGCGCCGCAAAGCTCGCAGTAGACGCGGCCCTCGCCGTGGTAGCTCTCGTCATCGCCCCCGTACTCGGTGCCGGTGTAGGCCCAGACGTGAGCGCAGCCCTCGCTGGGATCGTCTTCCAGCGTGTTGGCATCGATCCCCCACGGATAGAAGATCGTCGGCAGCGGTTCGTGGTGCAGGGCCGCGTGGCAGATCTTCTGAATGTCCTGCGCCGCTTCCTGCGGGTTCTCCTCGCCCTCCTCGATGCCGATTGCGGCACTGATGATCATGCGGATCGCCGTCTCGAGATTGTCCATCAGTTGACCTCCCCCCTTGCCACCATGATGTGCGCCACCGGCTCGCTGCATTCCCGGCAAGCGAGCGTCAGCACTCCGGTCTGTTTGTCGTAGGACGCGCGGTGTCCCGCGCCGGGATGACACAGCCCGTGCAGGAAGAGGATCTGATCGTGATCCTCATGGGTGCAGTCGGGGTTCTCGCAGCGGCCCATGTCAAGATCGGCGCGCGTCAGGATTGTTCCCTTCATCAGTCGTTCCTCGCTCTGAGATAGCCGCAGTTCCTGGGCGAGCCCTCGACGCAGTGCTTCTTGCCGTCGCGGCAGCGCCAGCAGGAGTGGGTGCGGAACAAGCCCTCCGCCGCTTCGTCGATCATCCACTTCTCCATCGCGAGATCGGCAGCGTAGGCATCTGCCTGTCGCTTCTCTTCTGCAAGCCATTCCGCCAAGAGCTTGTCCGCAGCTGCCTTCGACGCGACCTGCTCGGGCGTCCGCACCATGCCGTGCGAGGGATGCTCCCACCGCGTTACGTCACCATCCCTGTCGGTGAACTCGCGAACCCGTCCGTCGTAGCAGTGGGGATTGCCGTACTCGCCACAATCTGGGCATTCGGGACAGATGCAGTCGTCGGGCATCTTTCCGCAGACCTCGCACGGCTCCTCATGCCCGAAGGCTTCGTCCACCATGCGCTGCGTACAGCCGGGGGGAAGGCTCCAGCCGAATTTGCTCATGGCAGCACCTCATGGACAGTGATGTCGTACCACTCCTCGACATGATCGAAATAGACCGCGATTGCCTCCTTGGGATCGTCGGGACGCGGCTCCGCGCCGCGCACCTCCTCGTCCCAATACTGATCGACCCAGTTGTAGAGTGCGGCGTCCGCACTCTCGGGCGAGGCAAAGACGCCATCGACGCCGGTTCCGTGCCGGTGAGAGATCACCAGCACCCAGACCTTCTGCGCGTCAGCCATTGCGCGCCTCCGGTTCTTGATGCAGTTCGACAGCGATCATGTGGAGCTTCGTTCCCGGCTCCCCACTCTGGGCGCGCTCGCGCACGAACGCCAGCGCCTCGTCGTTGGTGAACCGCTCCGTGGGATCGCTGCCGAAGGCGATGATCGCAAGCCGGTCTTCTTCGTCCACCGGCTCGTGCATTTCCCAGCCCTCAAGCATTGCCGTGTGTCGCGCGTGCTCGGTCAGTAGTCCGTTCTCGTCCACGATGTCCTGGTAGAACAGCGCGTCGATCAAGCGGAGGCAGACCGCCGTGGCCTCGCCGATAAAGCCCTCCGTCTCCACATAGTCTCCCATCATCGCGTCGATAGCGGCGTCGGACAGCAGCTTCACCGCGGCGACGAGCGTGTCGTAATCGACGCTCACCCGATTGATGAGCGCCGGTTGATAGGGATTGGTCATGCGTCACCTCCGTGTTCGCCAAGCCAACTGCGCTGGATCGTGTTGAGGAAGTCGTCGAACGTCGCGCGGTTCTTGCAGAGGCAAACGATGCTCATGCCCATCACCGCGACGGCTTCGTCCTCGGACAGATCACGCTGGATCTGGAAGAAGTCCATCAGCGAGCACACTTCGTTTTCGAGCGTATCCATCATGCATCCTCCTTGATGCCGTAGCCTTCGGAGAGCGCCCAGACGTAGAGCCGGCGCTCTAGCTCCTCCAGATTGTTACTGAGCCACTCGTCGCGGTTCAGCAGCAGATACCACCGGTCGCCCTCGCCGTGCTTGCACGTGCCGACTGTCCAGGCCCGCGTGTCCTCGATGTAGAGCGCATCGCAGTAGATCCAGCCCTTCTGCGGCGTGTCGGGATCGAAGCTGTCGTCCTTGAGCTTCTCGCCCAAGTCGTCGCACCATGCGCGCGTTCCCTGGAACTCGGCAAAGGTCATCGCGAGGTTCTCGTACGTCTCGTCATGGACGATAAGCGCCTTGCCCAGATCGAACATGTGCTGGCAGCGGCGACAGATCGCGTCCTCGTCGCCAATCGCATCGCACTCGTCGACATCCTCGGGATGCACCTCGCGCTCGGGGAAATCGACCCAGCACTTGACGTAGAGCGACAGTTCGTTGCTGCCGCACTGAGGGCAGCGGTAGATCGTGATTGCCATCGGCACCTCCATCGTTAACAAATTCCACGTGGAACTCAGTTGGCCTCGTCCCACCACGTCTCATCGACCGTGAGAAACTGGCGCTCGTCATCGCCGTCCACACGGCGAGCCTCGACCGCTTTGGCAAGCGCGGCCTCGCGCTCGCCGTGGGTGTCGTCCAGCCCATCGGGGATCTCGACCTCGCAGTCGAAGCACTCGGTGATCTGTTCGTAGATCGTGACCTTCACCGTCTCCATCGGCACCTCCATCGTGGCAGTTCACGTAAGCCCCCCGCCGTAGCAGGGGGCTGCACGTCAACTGTCAGCTACCAGCAATAGGTGTTGCAGGTGCGGAAGTTGCCGAAGCCGCTGCATGTGGTGGTGCAGCTATAGGCGTGGGCGACGACCGCCCAGCCGCTGATGGCAAGCACCGCAACGGTGATTGCCGCAAACAAGGTGCGCTTTGACATAGGCTTTATCCTCCATCAGAGGCAGATTGCGCGGGGAAGCCCGCCCGCGCACGGGATGGGATTAGCGGTCGATGACGCGCGCCAGATAGTCGATCACGAACCGCGTCACCAAAGGCTCGTTGCCCTCGGGGATGTGGATGCGCGTACCGGAATACGTCTCGACCCTGCCCAGTTCCGCCATCGCCTTGGCGTGTTGTTCGTAGCTGCCGTACACGTAGTCGTCGTTGACGCGACCCCAGAGCGTCCATGTGTTCAAATCGCCGCAGCGGATGCCAGAGGCTTGGTTGTAGTAGTTCACGTCGCGCGGCCCGCAGCCGAAGCACAGCCCCTCAAAGCGGTACGGGCGCTTCTGGTCGTCGTCAGCGATGTCGAGTGAGAACCAGAACTTGCCCTTGGCACTGCCGACATTGGCAGCGACCAGTTCCTTGAAGGCAGTCATAAGCTCGGCGTAGGCGTCTTCCAGCTTCTGCTTCTGCGCCAGCACCGCGACAGTATGCGCTGCGGCCTTGGCCCGCTTATCAGCGAGTGCGTGAAGCACGGACGCCGCCAGCGACGGCTGTTCCGGCTGCGGATTGACGATCTTCCCCTCGCCGTCGTTATCGACAACGATGGTCGCAGTCCCTCTAACGATTTTACTCATTGGCTCCTCCATCCTTGATGAACTCGACTTTGGCAAAGTCGAAGTCACGGGTTTGCTCGAAATCCTCGTCACCCACCACATCGACCAGTGCGAAGTAGGTGGCGTCCTCGGCGTCCTCGATGCACTCGGCATCGCGCACGTCGCGTTCCTCCGCGATCTTGATCGCCTCCTCCATCGTCTCGGCCTCGATGTCGGGCTGCTTGACGCGGTAGAGGCGGTAAAGATGCACGTTATAGAGCGTCATAGCCGCGCGCTCCATTTCCACTTGGTACTATCCTCGATGGGATAGACCAGTGAGCCGCAATCCGCCGTTGGGCAGCGCCCGCACGGCGACGGATCGCCAGGAGTGAGCGAACACTCTCCGATCTCGTCCACTTCGGCAAAGGTGCCTGTCCAATTGCAGCCGCCGCACTCGCATGGCGTGTCGTCGGGCGGCTCCTCCATTTCGACGGTATAGATTGTCATAGGTGCCAGCCCTCCTTGTCGTAAGTGGCGTGGGTGTCCGGTTTCGCCGCCTCGATGCGCGAGACGACGGTATGCACCGGCTCATCGAGGATGTTATTGCCCCACTCAAGCTCGCAGTTCTCGATCAGATGCTCGGCAAGGCCGCGCGCCTCATCGACGTTCTCGGCTGCGATCACCTCGCTGGTGTACTCGATGATGACGCGCTTGAAGGTGAACTCGTATTTTCTCATCGCGCCTTCTCCGTGCAACTGATGCAGATTTCGTTGAGATCGAAGCTGTAGTGTCCCTCGTCAAAACGCTGCTGCGCGATGTCCTGCGCCTTCTGCTCGGCCTCAGTCTCATCGTGCGCCTGGACGTGGATGTCGTCGCCAGAGCAAGCGAATAGCTGCACCGTGACGACGTAATCCACTTCGGGCTTTTCTTCGACAATCTCCTCGTCCTCGGTGAGGAACACCACCGGGTAGCCCTCCTCCTTGGCGGCGTCCTGCAAGTTGTCGATCCAGTTGAGGATGCCGTGCAGCGGCACGGTGTCGTCGCCGGTCGCCTGCGCGGTGTCGATGGCCTGGAGCAGCGCCAGCTTCTGTTTCGCCAGCATCGCCCAGTCGGTGTAACTGAACACCCGCTCGGTTGGATCCATTGCCATCAGCATCCCTCCCTCGGTTGGATTTTCAGCTTCCAGTGCAGCGGCAACCAGTACCGCTTCACCGGATTGCTGCCGAAGCTCGCCTCGATCCCGCCGCGATCCGGCTTGACGCTCTTCACCACCTCGCGGCCTGGAAACAGCACGTCGCCAACGCGCAGCTTGTCGGCTGTGACCGTCTTCATCAGCTTTCCTCCCTTTCGATGAGAAATGCGATGAGGCCAGCGCGGCCCCGCGCGATGACGTGGCGGGTCATCCCCAAGTCCACGTACTCCCTGTCCTCAGAGGCGAACCACGTGATGTTGTCGTCGCGGCCCGTGCGCTGGATCTCGGGATAGCCCTCGCGCAGATAGGTCATTGCCTCCTTGCGCGTGGCGAACCACAAGCTCCATCCATCGTTGGTGGGGAAGACTTCCCAGATAATCATTTGCGCCGTCCTTCGCCTAGCGCCTCGCGGATGACGCGCAGCACGTCGTCGGCGTCCGGCTCAACGAAACTCATTGCCGCGCTCACCTCGGTGATGAACTTTTCGGCCTGGACGAGCGCGTCACGCATCGTGTCGTTGCCGATCTGCGAGACGATGGCATAGCTGCCGTTGTCGATCTCCTCGATCCACTTCATCGCGGAGTACAGCACTTGCTCAAGGTCTGTGGTGTAGTCACTGAGGATGTCCACGCGGTTGCCGTAGACGAGGTAGATCCAGCTATCGCACTGCGGGTAGACCGCCTCGCTCCCCGGCTTGTAACAGAACACATGGCTTTCGTCGGCCAAGGCGTCGACGTGTTCCATGACGAGGTTGATGTCATGGCTCGGAGCGACGTTCTCCTCGTCGCACTCCTGCTGGTAGTCGTCAACGATGAGGCCGTAGCCAGCTGCGATAAGGTCTTCGCAGAGCTTCTTGGCAATCGCGTACTCCATCGGGTGCATGTATTTGCGCTGGTAGGTCATAGGCTTCTCCATCCTTGCTGGCAGTTCACGTAAGCCCTCCCGTTGGCGCGAGAGGGCTGCACGTCAAATGTCAGAGCGTTATCGGATTAGGTGCCCAACTGAGGTAGTCGTTGCCGCGCTCGGTCATCGCGTCCTCAAGGTACTTGCCGTTGGCGACAAGCCACTCCTGCGCCTTGCCCAAGAGCGCCTCGTCCGCGCCGTCGAGTTCGTCGGGCAATTGATTGCTGATTACGTCTTCGGCGCAGAACGCGACCACCACCAGCCCCCGGTCGCGCAGCACGTCCAGAAGCTGGTGGTTCTCGTAACCCTCCAGGGCTTTGTGAAGTTCCTCGTTTGTCATTGGCTCCTCCATCAGTCGCCTATGAAATCGATGACGATCCGGCAGACGCGCCGGCCCCAGCCCTCCACGTCGCGGATTTCCGCCATGACGCTGTACTCGCCGTCGCCCAGCCCCGTCGAGAAACAGACGCCAGCGCGGTACTGGTGCGCCAGCGAGCCGTCCTCGCGGATAATGCGGCCCATGAAGGTGCCGTGCGTGTCCATGATGTCCTTGCCACCCGCGATCTCCTTGAGGAAATCCGTCCAGCCCTCGCGGCCGCGTGCCAAGTTGGTGTCCTTGATGAAGCACGGGTCGCCCACGATCAGCATCCCGGCGTCAACGCCCACCCGCCCGATCTCGATCATGCCGGTGTCGGCGTCGTCGCGCCGGAAGACGCCGTAGTCGTAGAGCTTCAGCACGTCCTTCGGTGCCAAGCTCCACGTCACATAGGCGTCGGGATCGCTGTCGTCGTACTCGTCATAGAGGCCGTTAAGCGCCATGCCCTCGTTGATGGCATACGCGATGCTCTCGCCAAAGTCCTCGTATCCCGGCCCCAGCAGCTTGTCGTTCTTATCCCAGCCTTCGGGCGGGTTGAGCTTGCCGACAGGCCAGCCCTTGGGCGCGACGACGCCTGGACGAATGCCGGTCGAGCCGCCGACAATGATGTCGTCCTCGATGTCGAACTGCACCGTCAGGTATTGGCTGCGCTCGCCCTTATGCGGGTAGATGAGGTGAACGTCGATGTAACGATCAGTCATGTGACCCTCCAGCGTTGTGGAATGACGATAGCCCCGGCGTCGAGCTTCAAACCTCGATCCGCCGCGAGCCGACTTAGCGCACCGGCAGCATGGGCCGCGCAGCAGTAGATCGCGCGCTTCTCGCCGTCGAATGTCGCGGTCTTCAGCGTGACGACGATCCCGTCGTCGCCCACAAGCTCCAGGCAGTTGCCGTATTGACAGGTGATGGCAGGCATTAGTCCCTCCTAATTCCAAGGTGCTTCTCGATGCGCTCGACGCGTTTCACCAAGTCATCGGCGTCGAGGTAACTCTCGATTGCCTTGACGATCTCGGCTTTGACTGAGCGGCTGTTCTCAGCCGCTCGCTGGCGTAGGCGTTCGCGAAAGCCGGGAGGTAAGCGAAGCAGATATTGATCGCCTTCGCGCACTACTTGTTTGCAGGAGGTGGTCATTATGGCTCTTTGTGCGGCACGGCGCGCAGCAGACGCCCGTGGTCGATCAACAGCGCCTCGATGTCCTCGACTTTGACCGTCATGCGCTGAGTGCCGTTCTTCACTTTCTGCACGGCCTGGACGAGTGCCTCGAAAGAGGCGCGCGGGCATGAGAGTTCGATGGGGTCGCCATTCATCGACCGGCCTCGCGCATCACACAGATGACTTCGCTCGGTCGCACCACGAACTCGGCATAGCCATAGCACCGCACTGTCGGCCAGTGGCGGTCGTCGTTGGTGAACCCGTTGACCGTCCGCACCTCGACGCGTGTCGGCCAACGGCACGTAGCTTTGAATTGAATGCGATCACCCACGCCATAGCTTCCCGGCGGCGGGTATTCGTAGCTCGCGCCGCCGCCGCGACCGCTCGTCTGTCTTGGGTAGTGCGCGCCCAGATCGTGGTCTGCCATGTCAGTTGTCCTTCCATCCTTGCTCGCGGTGAAATTCCGCCTTCAACTCGACGCGCTCCTTTCGCAGCTGCGTGATTTGCTCCAAGGCGTCGGTCACATACCCACGGAACACCGCCATCAATTCGGGCGTGTAGCTCGCGCGGGCTGCGCGTCCCTCCGCGTGGAACGTCCCCAGGAGACGTCGCCGGATCGCGGCAACCTCGTCGTCCTTCTCGTCGTATTGCAGCTTCGCGTGTGATGCGCGGCGATAGTCGCGCTCTTCCTCCGCGTAGACTTCGGCGATGCGATCCGCCGCTTGGGCCGCTTCCAGCCTGTCGTCGTAGAACGTATCGACGGCGATCAGCGCGGCCTTGCCGTTAAACGGGTCTTCCATCCCGGCGAGGAAACGCCATTCGCCGCGCCAGCGCAGCGCAAAGACGACGCCACGCGCAAGCTCGTCCATGCACCCGTCATCCTCAAGGAACCAGCCTTTGTGATCGATCATGCGGTAATAGCCCGCGTCTCTCGATACCTCGTCGCAATAGCCCTCGCTGCGCAGCCCGCAGGAACGCTCTGGATGCTCAAACCACCGCAGGGTGCTGCTACCCTGCCTAAAGGGCTTTCCCACGCTCTGGCGGGCTTCCCTGACGCGCGCTGTGGGTACGTATCGCATCGTCTCGTCTCCATCATCGTCTTGGCACCCCAAAACCCCCACGCCACGACGCGTTGGGGGCTATTTGGGTTCGCCTTGCAGAGGCTATGATCGATGTTATTTCTTCATGCCGTCCTCCTGTCGCTCCCGCGCTTTGGGCTTGCTATCGCCTAGCCGCGCGGCCTCGTCTGAATGCCGTACCGCGTCTGGTTGTCGAGCAGCACAAGCTCCTCGCCCTCCAGCACGGGCGGTGCGCCCAGATGGATCTCGCCCTCGTCGAGCTTCCTCTGCACGTCGCCAGCGTCAAAGCCATAGACGCGGTAATAGCGTTCAGCCTGTTTCTGTGTCGGGAAATGGCTCGTCCCGTAGATCGAGTAGAACATGCTCCGCACCCTCTTGTCAATCAAGCCCACGTGCCAACGGTTTTGAGCGCGTAGCGGCCAACGTCGTTTCCGTTGATGTCGCGGATCGTTTCCGACAGGGAGCCAACCCCATCGCTCTCGATCCTGTCGGCGCACTCGCGAAGGATGCGCGCGATCTCTCGCGGGCAAGCCTCGCGCCGGTTCGTGCCGTCGAAGGCGTCGTTCTCGGTCACGATGAAAAGCCGGAACAAGCGGTCATCGTCGTCCATGTGCTTCTCCTTCAAGAATGCGTGTAGCCGTCGCGCTCGATCCCGATCCACATCCCGCACCACGGCACCATCACGCAGTCCATCAGCGTCGACAGTTGCGCGGTCGCGGCGAGGCTCTCAAAGCTGGAGTGGATGTCGTTGCTGCGCTCGTAGAGCCGGTGCAGCGCGGCCCACTGGGCGTCGGTAAAGCCTTCGGGCTTCTCCATGTCAGCCCTCCTTGCCGTTGGCGAGCCGTCGCTTGGCCTCGCGACACGCCGCCTCGGTCGCCCAACGCGGCGAGCCAAACCCGACAGGAGGAGCCATCGACATAATCGAGCCGATAAGGCTGTTCCCGCGCTCGCAGCCGTCCAGGCCGTCGGGGTAGTCCTTTGCCAGCGCGAGCGCATGTTTCACCAAATGCTGTTCAGCCACGCGTCCCTCCCTCGTCCTTGCGCATGATCGACCGGACAAATGCGGTCAATCCGCCTTCCAATTGTCCCTCGGTCGCGCCGTCGCGGATCAGCCGCTCGCCCACTTCAAAGACGCGCGGAATGTCGAGCATGTCGATTGCCACAGTGCCGCCGTCCTCGATGGCAATCCGCACCACAACGCGCCCATAGGCCCGCTCGATGCGCTTGTCGTTTGCCTTGCTCATATGCCTTCTTCTCCATCATGTTGGCACCCTTCAAGCTCCTGCGGCGTCACCCGTTAGGAGCTTGTCGGGGAGCGCGGTGCTACCCCCGTATCGCCGTCGCTCTAGTGGTTGTTGCCGTAGTAGTCGTAGAGCGTTCCTCCAGGCCCGCTCTCCAGGCGCGAGCCGTTGTCGCCGTAATAGCCGCCGCGTCCGTCTGGATAATAGTAAGTGGGAGACTGATACGGGGTTGCGGCGTCATCGGGAGCGTACCCATAGCCGGGGGGGCTGCGGGTATAGGTATCGTCTCCGTCGTCGTAGTTCTGGGCGTTCGCGGTGGCGATGGTCGCCAGCGCGACGGCCGCGTAGATCAGTGTTCGCATGTGCTTCTCCTATTCGTAGTAAGGACGCGTCTCGGGAAAGCCAGCTGGTGCGGTGCGTCCGTCCATCACCCGCGCGCTGTACCGCCCGTCGCTCGCCACAGAGCTAATCGGGCGTCGGCCTTTGTTGAGCGTGGCGTCGAGCAGCATGTTGAGCCGGTAGCAGTAGTCGCTGGCGCGCTCCTCGCTAATGAAGGTACGCATCTGGCGCACAAGCTCGCCGCACTGATACCACCAGCCGCCTTCCTCGCACCCGCCGTAGGCAAGCTCGACGAGGTAGACCGCGACCGCGTAGCGGCAAGGCCGCGCCCGCTCCTCCTCAAAGTCCTTGCCGCAGTCGTGGCACTCCCACGCGTTGGTGTCGAACTTCGCGATGTTCCGCGAGCCGCAATGAATGCACTCTTCCATCAGCGCACCTCCTTCACGTAATGCTCGGACAACAGGATCTCGGCACACGCAAGCTCGCGAACGACTTGCTCTGCCCAGCGCGCGGCTTCCTTGTCCTTGCCGCACTGTTTGTACGCGACCGCCTTGGCGAGCGCGCGGTAGAGGTTCACGCGGTCGATCTCCATCAGTGTCCTCCCGCTTCCCACAGCGCCACGATGTTTATCGGCAGCAGCCGCACCAAGCGGTACGTCTTGTCCAGGCGCACGCTCACCCACTTGCGGCCCACCTTCTCGACCGTGCCGAAACGGTCGCCACGCATCCAATAGTCGGTTGCCGGATGCAACTCGACGCGATCCGTGGCGCGGATCATGTGAATGCTCAAACCCTCGGTCATCATTACCTCACTGGTTCCATCAGCCAATGCTCGCCCGTCGTCTGGGTGAGCGTCACCTTGCGCTTGGGCGTGCCGCGCTCGCCCACCTCCTGCCCAAACCACCCGTAGAGGATGTCAGGCAGCACGTTCACTTTGCTGCCCTCCTCGCGCAGTGTGTTGATCGCCACCTTGGCGACGAACGCCACGTAGAACGCGTTGCCGATCCGCACCTCGACATCGCCCTTCGGCAAGCCCACGCCGTAGCCTTTCTTCGGGCTTCCAGGCAGGAAGAGGATGGGCTTCGTCCCATTGCGGGCAATCGGGCAGAGGATGCGCAACGGCGCATCCCCCTCCTGGCCGACAATCTCGACCATCAGCCAAACCTCCAATCACCCGCACCGCAATACGCATCCCAATTGCCGTCTTCGCGCGCGGCGAGCCGTCGATCCTCCGCGTTCTGCGCCAGTTGGCGTATCCGCCGCTGCGTCACCACGCGCTCGCCGTGACAGGCCGCGCACGTCTGATCGTAGTCGCCGCGCCAATAGCTCTCGGCAAAATCCGGGTCGTCGGCAAAGTCTTGCGCCGTCAGTCCGTGTGCGTCGATGTTGGGGTTTACCGTCGTCCCATGCCCGCGACAGGCTGGACAGACTTCAAACTCCTCGTCCTCGCGACTGCGCTCGTGAACAAACCGCTCGGCCTCGCCGCGCGTGGCGAATGTCTCGTCCACTGGCTCGTCGGCGTCCTCATCGAAGACGACGAAGATGGTCGCGTCCTCGTCTGGCACCTCGTACCAGCCATTGCCCTCGCCTTTCGTCTCGGCGTGAGCCTCGACCGTGTAGCGTGGCTTCTCTTCGCGTCTCGTTCTCATGCTCTTCCTCCATCATCAGCATCGGGCGTCCGATTGCTGGCGATGGCGGCGGGTGTTGTTGTTCTTCCCGCCGCACACGCAAGCAGTCCTAGCTCTGTTGGTGGTTGAACTTGATCGTCCGCGCCCAGTTGTAAGCCGCCTTGCGACAGCACGGCCCGCTACAGAAGAACTCGTCAGCCCAACTCTCGCCGTCCCATATGCCGAAGTGCGCGACGCGCGGCTTGGCCTCGCCTTCGCGCTTGTTCCAGTAGGACACGCTCACCACCACCTCATTGACCTTGGCTTGGCACTGAGCCTTGGAATAGAGCGGGCCGAATACGTGTCGGTCGAGGCCAGCATGACCGTCGCCTTCGCGGCGCACCCATACGATGTCGGTGAACTTCGCTATGGGCTTGCCGCAATACATGCACAAGGGACGCGTTGCGCTCTTGTATGCCATATCACCCTCCAAACAGCGCGATGAGAACCCACGCCACCACGAACAGGATGAGGAAGCACAGCGCGACGAAGCCCAGACCACGCAGGAACCCGTCATACTCTCTGTCGAGCTTCGCGACTGTCGCCCTGTCGGGATGTTTGCCCGTGAACCACGGCCACAGATCCAACAGCCCCGGCTTGCCGCTGTAACGAACGGCGTTGATGTCCCCGACATAGGTGGTGTTGGGGAACTCGTCGTCGGGATGCATTGGCGGCTTTTTCATCACCAGTTCCCCACTGCCTTGGCGTTCTCGATGAGCCATTTGTTGCCCGCGCAGTAAGCGCGTATTCCGGCGCGCGGATCGTTGCCGCGATGCGCCTTCCTCGCATCCGCCACCCGCTGGGAAATCCCCCGGCTGGCTTCGTGCTGTTCCATGCGCCGCACCGCATGATGATCCTCACGCGGATCGCGCCGCCGCAATTCGTCGAACTCGTCCATTTCTCGTCTCCATCAAATGCCAGTTGGCTCCTGGCACCCCGAAAGCCCCTCGCCGTCACGCGTAGGGGCCGTCAGGAGGGCTATTTGCCCTAGAGGCTAGTCACGTAGCCAATCGGGAACATCGCGTCCCAGCGCCTTCAGAACGCTCCGAGAGGCGAACGAGTAGTTCTTGCCGTCGTCGGCACTGGCAAGGATGGGTCGCTTCGTCGCCCGCGCCGCAAGCCCGCTAATGGTGAAGGTCTGCATATGACCCGCCACCTTGAACGTCTTGCCCAGATCGTCGGCCTGGAAGCCAAAGAGCTTGGCGTTGACCTTGAACGTCTCTGCGGCCTTGGACGCCGCAACGCCCGTGTCCTCGTTGACGACGCCCACCTCCAGGCTAACCGTGACCAGATTGCTCTGGTAGCGCATCTTGCCCAAGGTGATTTGGACGCCCACGCTCTCGGCAAACTGCGACAGCACCGCATTCAATTGCTCGCGCAACAGATCGCACGCGCTGGGATCGAACCGTGTGTATTTCATGCTCTCGTCTCCATCATACCACATTGCCATCCTGGCACCCTTCAAGCCCCTGCGACCGGATCGTTAGGGGCTTGTCGGGTCATTCCACGTGGAATGCTACGTCGCGTCGAGCACCCTGGCGCTATTGACCGTGTGCCGCTCGACCAAGGTCTTGAGGCACTCCGCGAAGCTCACCGCGTCATCGAACGTCACGGCGTTGACGATGCAGCACTGCTGGTACGTCATGCGGTCATCCACCACCGCCACGTCATAGACGTGGCTCCCGTCCGATAGCGCCTTCTTTACGATGTTGATGGTCAAATCGGCCATGTCCTACTCCTTCTCGCTTTCGATCCAATCCGCCGCGTGGTTGTCCCGGTAGTCCACCAGCGCCATCGCGAACTTGTGCAGGTCCGGCAGCGCCGCGTCGTCCCAATCCTCGATCTGCGCCATCACGTCGATAAGCGCATCCACCGCTTGGCACAGCCTTGGCGTCGTCCCCTTGGGCGGGGCCGCGACGGACGGCGTAGCTCCCCGATAGCGGTTGAGCCGCGCCACCTCGGCGTCGATGTCGTCCTGGTGGTCGCTGGTCTTGATGATCTTGAAGTCGCGCATTGGCCGCTTCTGGCTATACGCGTAGTCCTCGCGCTCAAACTCCACGTTCTCCCTGTCATAGTCGCCAAACTGCGGGTGCCACGCACCCTCCTCCAGGCTCAACAGCGTGTAGTAAGTCGTCAACGCTCCATCCTCCTCAGTAGACGCCAACGGCATACGCGCCGTTGTGCGGGGTAAAAACCATGTACGCCGCGCCCGTCACCTTCATGCGGGTGTCGGTGCGGAAGAACCACGGGTCGCCCGCGATGTCGTAATCGACCCGCACCATCGCCCGCGATCTGGAAGCGACCGTCAGGAATGACAGCGACGGCACGATCTCGCCAATGGCGTAGGCGTGTACCTTCCTGCGCGGCTTGCCGTTAGGCATTGGGTGGGTGTTGCACCACACCCACCGCGCGAGGCTCACAGAGAACGTCACGTCGCGCATGACGCACCCTTGCGGCATGTAGGTAGGTGTGGCGTTGGGCTTCTCAGCGACCGCCCAGACGCGCCGTGTGAGGTTCCAGTAGCAATGCATTTCTTCTCTCCATCCTGGCACCTCTTAAGGCCCGCTCCGTCGCCGGAAGCGGGCCTGTCGAGGCGTGGCGGGTACGTCTACCCGTAGATCACCACGTCCATCAGCGAGGTGAGCCACGTCTGATCTTCCAGCGCCGCCTCGCTCTTCTCACCCTCACCCCAGACCGCGTTCGTCTCGCACCCGCGCTGGATGACGATGGCCTCCAGGGTTTTCATCATGGGCAGCATTTCGTCGGGAATGCCCTCGACGCAGTGCGCCGTCTCCAGGGCGTCCATCGCCTCCTCGATGGCCTCGCTGCACCCGATCCCCACCACTTCGGGATCTTGGTAGATGCCGCGCTCGCCGTCCTTGTCGTTGCGTATCACCACGTCGCCCGCATAGAGGTAGATGTCGCGCTCCCGCGTCTCCTCGTCGTCCTCGGCGTAGAAGCGGTCGCTATTGTCCTCGCAGTTCGCCAGCACCGCTTCCGCCCGCTCCAGGGCCGCGCTCGGCAGCACCACGCTGCGCGATCCGCCACGCGGCAGGTCTGTCCACTCCACGTCGCTGTTGCCCACCGGCAGCGCCTCCAGCGCCTTCCACAGCACGTGATAGCCGTGGATGGTCGCCACGCTCTCCGGGTCATCGATTTGGAAGTCGTCCCTCGCCACTTCCCACATGCCCTCGATCATCGACTGATACACCGCGAAGGCTTGCGGTGTGCGAAACCGGATCGTCGTCGTCATGTCATCCATCCTTCTCTCTCTGACACCCCAAAAGGCGCGACAGCATGACCTGTACGCGCCCGTTGGGTGATGGTGGGGTTCGCTCTAGAACTCTGCCGGATGCCGCCTCGGTCGCGCGCTCTCAGGCTCCAACTGGAACTCGACGCCAAACACATGCACCGGGGTCGATCCCGTGCCGCACTGCTTCACGTGCCACGCTGGACGGGTTTTCTCATCGAGGTACACAAGGATGCCCATCCACCCATGCTCGACAAAGTAGCCGCACACCTCACCCGCTCCCAGGTTGTTGAGGAGCTTGTGGACGCGTGTCCCGATCGCCGGTGGCTCCAGATCGCCAGACCAGCGCGGGCGACCGCTGCCGTCGTCGTTAGGCTCCCCGTCCTTGAAGGTGACGCGCTGGTACGGGGGGATGCTGTCGTGATGCTCGTAGATCAATGCCATTTCAATCTCCATGCTCTGGCACCCCAAAAGGCCCGCCACCATCACGTGAGCGAGCCTTAAGGGAGCTATCGGTTAGCCCGTCAGTCGGGCATGAAATACTTGTTCAAATCCCACGCCGCCCACGTCAGGCCCGGGTCGCCCGTGTGGTGGAACAGCACCGCCACCCGGAACTCCAACGGCATCCGCGCCTCCAGCGCGTGCTTCTCGCACAGCGCCAGCGCCTTGTACGCGTCCTCCTGCGACAACGCCTTCATGTCGCGCATCTTGACGTCGCAGAACTGACGCTTCCTCGGGTTCCAGCCAAACCACTTGAACGCCTGGCGGCTATCAATCTCGCGCATCTGCACCCCGTAGAGGTTCGACGACGGCATCTGCGGTGCTGCTTGTTTGCGTGTCCTTGCCACTTCAATCTCCATCTGTTGACACCCCTCAAGCCTCTGCGACCGGATCGTTAGAGGCTCAAGGATGCGAATTTTTCGTCCAGGGCTAGAGGGTGCGGTGCGACTGCGTGTGCGCCTCGTCAGAGCGCGTCCACTTGCCAGTGCCGAGATAGACAGGCTTACCCGTCTGCTTGTTGGGGAAGGCGACCGCCAAGCGGAAATGGTCATGCGGATGCGCCACCACCCGCCACTCGGCATGCTGCGGGTAGTAGAAGTTCGCTTTGTTCGCCGCGAACCGCGCGGTCTTGAAGCTGCGATAGACGCGTACCTTCATTTCACACTCCCATAAGCGACCGCCGTGCGGTCTTGGTTGAACGCCACGAAATCGCAGTGCCAAACCCTCGTAGCGTGGTCTGCGAGGGTGAAATAGGCAGGGCCGGTGAACGGGTTGTAGGTCACGCGCGCCGCGTTGCCGCGATCCGGCAGCGTCTCGACCACAGTCCCCACCGCCCATGCGTGGATGTCCTTGCCACGCTTCCCGGTTGTCTCGAAAAGACGCTTGATCCGGCGATGCGAGGCTTCACTGACATGGAACGTCACGTCCTTCAAGATCAAGGACGGGTGATACGTGCCGTTGCCGCCCTTCGACGTGGCGAGATCTTTCCGGACCCCACCCATATCGGCTACCACCCACATGCCGTTGTGCAGATTGAGCCACACTTGGTTTCTCACCGCACACCCCGCGCATAGCAATGGCTGTCGGGATGGAACTCGGCATAGTCCATGCCCTTGACATCGGGCATCCCATCAGCGCGAAAGCGATAGCTCTCAGGATGGTACGGATCGAGGCGTACACGCATTGCAGCGCCACTCTGCGCCTCGCAAACCACGCCCTCGATCCACGCATAGGGAATGCGCTTCTTGAGGCGCAACGCCTTCTTGAAGAGCGTCTCGGAAACGATGGTGGTGCAGTCCCGAAGGCACAGCGCGCGGCACAGCATCACCCGCTTGTTGCCCTGCGACAACGCCCAAATCTCAGGCTTCTGCTGCCGCCATTGGT